CGAATCCCCAGTTTGTCCTCATGTGAACAACGTTAGTAAATATCGTAACGCTTGTCCATGCTAGAAGTGCGGTCACGCCTAAGTCCGCGTCCCGCGCGGACTTACAAAGGATAGGGGCTTCAACTTTAGAAACAAGTTGAAGCCCCTCCCTGCCATGCCTCGCCGAGCCTTGCCAGGCAAAACCGCGCCTGGCGACCCCCCGCAGGCTGGATATTAACCCACGGCAACGGCTCTGACGTAGATGACCAGATCGGCCACGATCGTTCCGTCTGACCGTAAGAATCCATGGATCGCGGTAACACGCGCGCCGGGCGGGGGGATGATCTCCGTCCAGGTCTGCGAGAAGTCGGCGGTGGTGAAGCTGGAGCCGTCCTCGAGGTCGAAGGTCAGGTGGTGGGCGATCGACGTGCTCGGCGTCGGCGAGTCGTGGCCGGCGAGGACCTGCGACAAGTACCAGATGGCGCCCGCCGCGGGCGTCAGCGTGACGACCTCACCGAAGCTGTTGGCGCTGCGCGTACCGCGCCCCTCGAGCAGATCGCCGCTCTTGAGCTGGATGTCGAACTGCACGCCGCCGGCGCGCTTGGGGTCGACGCTGGCAGCGATCGCCAGGAGCGCGGCGGACTGCGCCGGTGGGAACAGGTCGACGTCCGCGGGGAACCCCAGGACGCCGTCGTCGAAGAACATGTCGTCCCAGAACACGCCGAAGTTTTGCGTGTCGACGACGTAGTCCTGGGCCTGGATGAGGAAGTACGCGCGCCCCATGCGCCGGTCCAGGAGCGTGAACCCGCTGAGCGGGTCGTCCCAGAAGTCCACGTCCCACGCGAACCCCGAGAAGCTCCCCAGCCCATGGAGCGCCTTCAGCGCCGGGGTCGCCCCGTCCTCGAACGGCTCGAGAGTGAGCAGCGGCGGGATCCCCGGCTGCTGCGCCGCCGCCTGCACGACGTCGGCGATCGCGATCGGGCTGACCGCGTCGGGGATGTTGAGCACGCGCTGGCGGTAGGCCGCGGTCGTCTCGCCGGGCTGGCGGAAGATCCCGCGCTCCTCGCCCTGGACTGACAGGTAGTCAGCCGCGCCGCCGTCGATCTTCGTCGACGGGCCGACCGCCTGGAACGTGCTCGCGCCGACGCCGCCGGTCCCCGGGGGCGCGATCAGGATGCCCGAGCTCGCTGGTACGACGGGGCTCTGCGGGTCGACCTCGAACTCCGGGTCGGCCTCGGTGTTGACGAGCTCCGTCTGGCGCAGCGTCTGGACCGGTAGGACCAGCACCGTCTGGGTCGTGACTGGGACGTCGACCTGCAGGACGGCGCGCACGCCGCGCGGGTCGACGAACGCGAACCCCTTGGGGATCGTGCCCGTGGTCGTCCCCGACGCGCGCGAGATCGTGACCGCGCTCGTCCCCGGGCTGCCGCCCGACGCGCCGGAGATCGTCGCCTGCGCGGCGTTGTGGATCGCGGCGACGCCGAGCCGCGCGAAGATCGCGACCCGCGCCATCAGCAGCGTCGCCGCGTCCGGGTCGTCGAGCTGGGGCTGCAGCCAGCCCTGGCCGTCGCTGGTCCGCTGCAGCAGGGCCAGCAGCGTGTCGGGCGTCTCCGGGTCGACCATCAGACGAAGCTCACGTCCTGCGGGCGGACGCGGATGATCGTGCTGTTCGTGACGGGCACGATGTCGCCGACGGGGACCGGGAGCGCGTCGTCGCCGACGATCGTGCCCGGGACCGCGCTCGCCGCCGCGAGGAGGTTGGAGCGCAGCAGGGCCTGCCCGGGGCGCAGGAACTGGGAGAACGCCGACGCGACGGCGCGCACCTGGGCGGTCGCCGCGACGGTGTCGATGCCGGACGCGAAGGACAGGTGGTAGGTGACCGGCTCGAACACCACGTCGCCGCCGGATACAAAGACGGGGATCCCCGCCGCGCGGAACTGCAGGAGCGCGTCGACCACGCCCTGGATCATCGTCGGCGACGCGCCGCCGGTGTCGTCCGCGATGATGAGCTCGACGGCGGCGGCCGGGTAGCCGCTGCCCGGGTTGAGGATCTCGAAGGCCGTCGCGACGGTGACGCCGGGGACGGTGGTCGCCGCGAACTGGATCGCCTGGATGATGGCGCGCCGGATCGTCAGGAAGAAGACCGCCGCGCGCGCCCGCAGCTGCGCGTCGTTCTCATTGTTCGTACCGCCCGCGGCGGCCTGGGGGTTCGTGACCGTGATCGTCGAGTCGAACGGCTGGTCGAGCCACGCGGTCAGGGTGTTGACCGGAACGTTCTGCGTGGGGCCGACGACCTGGGCGATCCCCACCGCGGGCTGGGTGAGGTCGGTGGCGCCGAACGTGACGTCGGTCTGGAGCGCGAAGATCGACCCGCCCGGCGTGGTGACGCGCGCGCTGGCATTGACGACCCCGCCGCCCGCAGTGAACGTCGGCCGCGCCAGCGTCAGCGCGACCGACGCCGGCGCCGATGATTTTCGGGTCATCCCGCCCATGCGCTCGAAGACGTACCGGTCGAGCCCGGGGCCTTCCGCCGTCCCCAGGAAGAGGTCGCGCGCGCACGCCGCCCACGAGGCGGTGAGGGCCTCGCCCATGACCGCGGAGGACCCGACGTCGAGATTCAGGTTGCTGCCGTCGACGTCGACCAACGCGGGGTTGACGCGGAGGCCGGGGTTCAGCATCGCCTGGCCGCGGATGTACTCGCGGGCGACGACGACGAGGTCTGAGCGGTCGGGTAGGTCCACGGGTCACCTCACGAGGAGAAGGAGACGCCGGTCGGGGAGACCTTGGCGCCGACGTCGACGAAGGCGCCGCGCCGGGTCTGCGCGCGCACCTGTACCAGGACGATCCCGACCGGCTGAGTCGTGACTGCAACCGACGCGGCGGCGACGTCGGGCTCCAGCTTCACCTGGGACGTGCCGTCGTTCTTCATGCCCGACAGGCTAGCGGTGCTGGCCACGCCCTTGAGGTCGATGCCGACACCGTAGCCGCGCAGCCATCGGAAGGCGTCCTTCTTGGTGGTGAGCCGGCGGAAGATCCGGCAGACCGTACCGTCCGCCGGGGTCCCGACGGCGATGTCGCCCGTGTCGTCGATGACGTAGTGGCCGAGCGACGGCGGGCACGCGAAGTCGACCAGGTCCTGGTTACGGACTGGCAGGCGCGTCTCTTCGAGCCGGGTCACGCCGAAGAAATCGCCCGAGTCGGGTGAGCCCAGGGCGCTCCCCGACAGCGCGGCGACGTCGCGCACCGTGACGACGTAGTGGATCCCCACGATGAGCTGGCGGTCGACCGCGACGTCGAAGCCGCGCTCGGGCGCGCTACCCTGGACGCCGTAGGTCGGGCCGACGACCATCGCTGGGTTCACGCCGACGGGACTCGGGGCCGTCGCGGCGCCGCCGATGACCGAGAAGATGTAGTTCGCCGGGTTGAGGGCATCCATCGCGCCGGCCGCGCTGCGGTGGAGCGGTTCCTCGCTGAACACCACGCGCACCACCTGGCCGGCGACCGCCAGCGCGCGCACGACCGAGAGCGGCCCCCCGACGCCGAGCGGGAAGCCACCGAAGCCAGAGCCGCCGAATCCGCCTGCCATGCCCCTGATGTTACCGGAGCTTCACGACGTCGGATAGGAACCCGTCCGCCTGGGCCTCGTACGTCTCGATCGCCAGGGCCGCCGCGACGAACATCGGCTTGAGCGGCGCCAGTGGACCGACGCAGGCGGCCTGCGCCGCGTTCCAGATGCCCTGGAGCCCCTCCGGCGTCGTAGCGTTGAGCGTGGCCTCCGCCTGGCGCTGGGTGGTCCCCAGCACCGCCTGCTCGGTCACGCCCTGCCCGCCGACCTCCACCAGGTCGTCGGTGATCCGGACCATCGTCCCGTTCGACGTACGGATCTCGATGGGCAGGCCGGCGCCGGCGTAGATCATCAGCCGGTCGTTCCGGAAGATCGGAAGCCCGTCATCCCCCACCGGCATCGGGTCCGAGCTGCCGGTGATGACGCACAGGATCTGCGGGACCATGGAGACGTCGCCGTCCGGGATCCCGACGATCACCTGGTCACCCGGGCGGATCGGGGTGTTGATGCTGCAGCTGCCGGCCGCGACGCCGAACCGCGCGGAGCACGGGTAGCCGCTCGGCTCGAGCACGACGTCGACCTCGACGCCCGCCGGGGTCACCAGGATGGCGTCCGGGTCGGTTGGGTCCATGGTCCCGTCGTCCCCGTTCGCCGTGGCGACGGTGGCGTAGGAGACCCAGTGCCGGAGGTCGTTACCCTGCTGCGCCATGCCGCGCGCCATCCGGCGGAAGTCGATCGGCCCGAGCCTGGACTTACGTGGTGGCATCACTCACCCCTCAGCGCCGCCGCCAGCGCGGGGTCCGTCGGCGTCTGGGTCGCCGTCGCCTTCGCGATCAGGGCGTCCAGGTTCGCGTTCTGGGCACTCAGCGCCGCCGCCGCGGCCAGGTCCGGCTTGGATACCGGCTTCACCGCCTTGATCGCGTTGTTGCGCGCGGCGTCTGCCGGCGACAGGTTGGCCGGGCTGTTCCGCGCCTCGACGTAGTTCGCGAGCTCGATCGTCGCCGACCAGCCGTCCGATGACGACCAGTGCCAGGACATGTTCCGGCAGTAGAACCAGTCGGTGAGGCGGGACGACTGGAAGGCGTTCTCCAGCTTGTTCAATGCGTCCTCGAGCTTGGCGCGCGCGAGGCCGGGCGCGATCAGGTTCGTCCCGTCCATCAGCGCCTTGCGCAGGAACGCCGGGTTCGAGCGCCGGTCCATCAGCTCGGAGAGCCCGTTTACCTCGAAGCCCTCGGACGCCGGGTCTGCCACGCGGCGCGCGACGAGCACGCGGCACGGGGTCCCCGGGCGAAGCCGCAGGAGGTCGGGGTTCTCGTTGTGGGTCTCCGGCCGCGTCGGGTCGATGTAGCTCGCAAGCTCGTCGGTCTCGATGGTGCAGCTCACCTCGCGCCGGCCGATGGCGTGGTAGAGCGCGACGGCGATCGCGTCGAGCTGCGCCTGGCTCCGGATCTCGCGCACCACGCGGACGACCTCCTCCTCGATTGGCGCGTGCCCCTTACCGGTCCCCGACCCGATCGCCGATACCGACGTTCCCCGGACCGTCGTGGGGAACACCGACGTCATGGTGCGCTTGCCTGCCGGCGCGTCCGGGTTGTGGCACATCACCCGCACGCGCGGCGCCTTCTCGCGCCCGTACTTGCGGGTCATCTTGTACGACTTGATGTTGTTGCCCCACACCAGGAAGCGGACCTGGGTGTGGATGGTGCTGGTCCCGCCTACGGTCAGGTCCCGCGAGAAGCCGTCGGTCGGGCCACCCGGGATCGTGATGCCGTCCTGGGGGGTCTCCTTGATGGTCTGCGGCGGCACGAGCAGGATGTTGTTCGCGCCCAGCATAGTGACGTTGCCGCCTAGGTCGCGCGCGACGATCGACGGGTCGTAGACCGGGAGGACGCCGGCGAGCTCGGCCGCCCTCGTGACCAGGTCCCAGACCGATACGTCCGCGACCGCCGGCGATGGCGTCGGGAACCCCACACCGCCGGGCTGTCCGACCGACGGGTCCTGGGACGGGTCGATCCCCGGCGGTGGGCCGCCCTGCACGGGGCCGCCGGCCTGCGCGCGCGACTGCGCCGACTGGAGGCTGCGCTTGAACAGCGCCGCGTCCAGGCGCGGAACCTGGTCGGGCGCGACGTTCGGGAACATCCGGACGCCGATGGCGTCGCCCAGGGAGCCGTTGAATTCGGGGATCGTCGCGATCAACCGGCGGATGTAGTCGGTGACCGGCTCGCCGCCCTTCGCGATCGCGCGGTCCTTGGTGAACGGGTTGATCTTGAGCACCATCAGGCGCTGCTCGAGTGAGAGCGCGTCAACGCTGACCTTCAGCGTCTGGTAGTCCGCCTGGATGCTCTCCTGCTCGGCATAGCCCCGGAAGTCGGGCGGGTTGCCGAGGATGTTCGGCACCCAGCGCGCGGGGTCGCCGAAGTCGTCCGCCGGGACGGTCCCGACGAAGACCTCGACCAGCAGCGACCGGATCAGATCGGGCGGCAGCGGCAGGTCGCCCAGGGAGATTTCGAACGAGACCTTGTCGGCGGTCCGGAAGCCGTTGTGGTCGACGCTGATATCGAGCGGCACGACGCCGAGCTGGATGGTGCGGTCGTCCGGCGTGGCCGTAACCGGCGCCGCCGCGCCCGTGCCCGCGGTCTTCCCGGCCTTCACGCGCGCGACCTTCTTCTGCGCGGTGATGACCTGGGCGTCGGCCGCGGGGTCGAACTCACCAGACGCGCGCCGGACCGCCTGGAGGGCCTGCAGGGACGCGGCCTCCTGGATCACGCGCGCGCCGGGGTTCTTGGCGGGCACGGTCTCGGACTGGGCCTGCGGACCGTCCGCGTTCGACCAGTCATCCAGGCGGATGGTCAGGCGGACGATGACCCCGGGGCGGTAGACGTACTTGACGCTGCCGCCGATCGGCTTCGACGTCTGCGCCGGGGAGACGCCGACCGGGGCTTGCGCGCCGGCCAGGACAGCGAGGTCAGTCAGGGCCACGGGACGATGCTACCGGACCGGCAGGTAATATCCCAGGCATGGACCTACTCCCCTGCCCGTTCTGCGGTTCATCGAACCTATGTCGCTCACACGGGAATCAGATCCTGTGCTTCGAATGCGGCGCCGAGGGGCCTGCTATCCCCAGGAACTACCGCGGCAATGCATTCGGAGATCAGAAAGCCGTGCTCTGGAACAAACGCGCTAGCACTGCTGCCGGATGTCAGACGAGGACCCCGGCTGCGGGCGTGGGATCCTGATCGGCCGCGCCGGGTCGTCGCTCGGGCCGCCGGGCGGCGACGGCACGGCGGACCCGTCGATCCCGTTGGCGCGCGCGATCGCGAACCAGAGGTCGGCGTCGCCGTAGTATCGAATGGCCAGGTCGCGGAGGTCCGTTCCCGCCGGCGCGCGGACCTCCGCGATGACGTCGCTCTCGACGTACTGCTGCATCCCCTCGCTCGCGTCGACGCATGCGCCCTTCGCCCCCAGCCAGACCTGCAGCGTGGTCAGGACCTGGTCCTTTAGGCGCAGCAGGTCGAGCGCGCTGTCCTGCACCTCGAGCAGCAGCTGGTTGACGTTGAGGAGCGTCGACTCCATGGTCGCGATCGACTGGAGGCCCGTCTGCGCCGCGCCGATGAGCTGGAGCGCCGCCTGGGTCGGGATGACGACCGTCGACGTCACCTGGGCGGTCGCGTTCGCGATCGTGTCGCTCGCCGACTGCACCGCGGCGAACGCCTGGGCCATCGCGTTCTCGGCGGCCTGGGAGATCCCCGCGGCGAATTGCGGGCCCTGGCTGACGGCGGTCCAGGTCGCGGTCGCGAGGTCGAGTTGGTCAGTCAGCGCGCCGAACCCCTCCGACGGGTTGAGCTTGCCGGTGGCGGCGATCGGCGGCGCCGCCGGTTCGCCCGCCGAGCGCCAGTCGAACGTCGCCTCCCATGGGACGTCCTGCACGCGGTCGGTCGTCGGCGTGAATGCGCTCATGATCCCGACCCGGACGTAGGCCTCACCCGACAGCACCGGCGCGCCTGGTTCGCCGCCGAGCGCGCCGCCCCAGGTGACCTGCACCGAGACGCCGGCGTCGTGGATGCGCTCGAACAGGACGCGCAGCGCCTGGGCCTGCCCGTCGCCCAGGAAGCGGTCGTTCCACTCGCCGGTGAACGTCGTCGGCTCCAGCGTCCGGCCGATGACCTGCTGGGTCCCGTTCGGGTTGCCCGGGCTGAAGGTGGTCTGCACCCGCATCTTGCGGCCCCACTTGGTGCCCTTGAAGTGCGCCGCGCGGCCGACGAGCAGCACCGTCCCGGGAGGCTGGCCGGTCTGCAGGGTCTCCGTCGAGATCGACCCCTCGAGCAGCTTGATCTGGAGCCCGAGCTCCTGCGAGTCGAACGGCATGCTAGTCCCCCTGTGGCTCGGCGGTGAGGGCCTGCGTGCGGCTCGATACCTCGTTTTGCAAGGCCGAGACGAACCGCGGGAAGACCCGGTCCAGGTCGGTGTCCTCGAACTTCATCGCGACGTGGACGCCGCCGTAGAAGTTGTTTATCTGCTTCGCGAACTTCAGCGACTTGTCGTCGGTGACCGGCGTCGCCGCACGCGTGACCGCCTGCTGGGTGTGGTTCAGGAGCTCGGCCGCCGCAGCGCCGAGCATGCTGCTCGACACGTCGCCGAGGCCGCCCATGCCGAGCTTCTTCGCGAAGTTCTGCCGGACGTCGTCGGACATGGCGTCCATGACGCCGTTGAACTTCTGCATCGCCAGGACCCCGTCCTCGAGCATGTTCTTCTGCTTAAGGACCTCCATCGCCGCCGCCGCGTGGGCCTGCGCGTAGGCCTTGCCCGCCTCAATCTGGTCCGGCGTCAGCCCCGCCTCGTGGGCCCTCAGGTACTGCCGCGTCTGGGCTACCTTGCCCATCTCGTCGAAGAACCCGCCGAGGTCGGCCGCCTGCTTCTTCCGGCCCTGCCACTCCTCGTAGACCCCGTGGAGCGCGATCGCCGCGAGGCCGGCCGCGGTGACGATCCCGCCCAGGGCCGGCGCGACGGCGCCGAGCGTGCCGAGCATCCCGCCGAGCCCGCTGGCCGCGCCTCCCAGGCCAGACAGGGCGCGCATACCGCCGAGCGTCTCACCGAGCCCGCCGAGGGCGCCCGCGGCGCTGGTCAGCATCCCGCCGGCCTTGATGCCGGCGAACACCGCGCCGATCGCCACCCAGTGCTCGCGGATGAACTTGCTGACGTCCTGCAGGACGTGGAAGGCCTTGACCAGCTTGTCGGCGAACATGTCGACCATCGGCTTGCCCTCCTTGGTCATCTCGTGGATGTGCTTGCTCCACGCCTGGAGGGAGACCGCGATCTCCTTGAACAGCGGGCCGGTCGCGTCGCGGAGTAGGCCCTCGACCGCGTGGCGCGCCTGGGAGAGCGCGCCGCCGATGCCGCCCGACATCGCGTCCGCGATCGCCATCGACCCGCGGAGAGCCTTCTCGATGTGGTCGAAGCGCTGCGCCTGGGTCAGTTTTTTCATGTTGCCCAGGGTCTGGCGGAGCCGGCTGTCGAACGGGTCGAAGCCGCGGACCGCGCCGGTCTGCAGCGCGCGGGAGATCGCCGTCGCCGCCTGCTCACCGCTGACGCCGAAGCGCTTGGCCGTCGCCGTCGCCGCGACCGTCAGGTCCATGACCTGCTTCTGGCTGAGGCCCAGGCCGCCGGCCGCGATCGCGATGCTCTTGTACGCCGTGGCGACGTCGGTGAGCGGCTGCGTGAAGCGCCCCGCGGTCTCGTTCAGCTCCTTGGTGATATCCGTCGAGAGCTTCAGCGAGCGCTGGTAGCGCTCGAGCTCGTCGGTCCCCTTGGCGAAGTTGAGGGCGCCGGAGAGCACGCCGGCGATCTGCTTTTGGGTCGACGAGAACTCGGCGTTCGCCTCCTTGATCTTCTCGACCCAGGAACCGATGCCGTACCCGAGCCCGAGAGCCGCGACGGTGGTGAGCCCCTGCTCGCGCCGGAACTCCCCGATCTTCTCCCGCATCCCCTCGAGCTTGTGGTGGACTTCCGAGAAGGCGCGAGAGATCTTCGCGAGCCCGGCCCCGTAGCCGGCGTCCTTCGCGGTGAACTCTGTCTCTACCTTCCGGTGCTCGTCACTCACGTCGTCAGCCTTTCTTGTCGCTCTCGTCCCCGACGATGGCGCTCAGGGCCGCCGTGAACTGGCAGAGGTTGTCGGGGGTCAGGGAGAAGACCTCCGACATCGGCTGCTTCCCGTACCTGCAGGCGTAGGCCACCTGGCGCCACAGGACGGCCCTGGCCTTCCGCAGCTCTGCTGCGGGGTCTACGGCACCTTTACCTCCACGCTGCCGAGAAAATCCTTCGTCTCGTCGGCGCTCGGCAGGAACAGCTTATTGACCGCGGTGGTTAGCAGGGAACGGACCTTGGGGGAGCACTCGGTCATCAGGTCGAAGCCCTGGTCGACCGGCTTGCCGTTCATCCTGATGACGCAGCGCTGGAGGATCTCGTAGGCCAGGACGCGCTCCCCGACGGCGGCGGCGATCGCGTCGAGCTCGAGGCCGACAGTGAAGCTGCGGATGGTCACTGACGTGGGGTCGGTGGTCCACTCGCGCGCGGACTCGGGGATCTTGTACGTGTACTCCGGGAGCGCGAGGGTCGGCGGGGTGAGGGCGGCGGGTGCGATGGTCATGCGGATCTCCTTGGGGTTGGCCTACCCCGAGGAGTCTACACCCCGGCGAGCAGGAGCTTCGACTCGCACTTCCCGCTGAACTTGAAGTTGACGTACTGGTCGCGCCCGCCGTTGCCGATCGGGATGTTCCCGAACTTGACGTTCGGCAGCGTCCCGCGGATGCGCTGGCCATTCGGGAAGTTGTAGATCGAGACGACGTTGACGATGGCCGCAGACAGCGCCGTGCGCCGGCTGGCGCGCTCGGTGATCGTGTCGGCCAGCTTGAAAGCCTCGCTGGACTCGGGGTCCAGCGAGAACTCGAAGTCGCTGCCCATGAAGATCTCGTCGAAGTTCGGCGCCGTCTGCCCGATGTAGTTCTTCTCGAGGATGGTCACGTTGTACGTGATCGTGAAGTTCTCGATCGACGTGAACGTCCGCAGGATCTGGCCGTTCAAGGTGATCCGCAGCTGGGTCTCCTGGCCGCGGGCGCGAAGTGAATCAGGCATCGGTCAGCTCCTTTAGGCCGCAGCGGCGACGGGGTTCGGGATGACGACGGTCTCGCCGATCTGGGTGTCGAACACGATGTAGTCCTGCGACGGCAGGGTCTGGGCATAGACCTTGTAGACGAACACGCCCTGGCTGTTGAGCACTTGGGTGTTCTCCGACTTCTCGTCGATGAAGTAGTCGACGATCCGCTGCGCCGCGGGGAGGTCAGGGCTCTTGAGGCTGTCCATGAAGGAGTGGATCGCTCCTACGAACGCGTCGACGTTCTCGACGGTCGCCGGCCCCTTGAGGTACGGGGCCGCGAGCTGGGCCAGGGTCCCCTCGATCAGGTCGGCCATGCGGCGCCGCTGGATGCGCACGCGCGTGGGCCAGGTTACCTTGTTCGCCGCGGTGACGCCCTGGACGAATTCCCAGCCGACGTTCGTGTCGTGGCGGATCGCCGCGACGCCGCCGGCGATGAGCGCGGTGTGCGCGGGCTTGAGCAGCGGGTTCGCGATGAACGCGTCCTCCAGCTCGACGATCGACTGGATGTACGCGTTCTGCGCGCCGGGGTTCACCTCCTCGGCGAAGTTCGACAGCGTCGTGGCCATCCAGCCGTCGCTGTTGGTGACGACCTTGACCCCGAAGTCGGGGACGAAGATCTTCGTCATCGGGAAGCAGATGACCACGCGGTCGGCCGGCTGGACGTAGTTGTCCGAGCTGGCGAGCCCGATCGCTGCGGTGACCGCGGCCGAGGCCGCGCCGCTGGTGGCGTTGGCAGCCGGGTCCGCCGCGACGATCGCGATGCGCCCGGTCGGGCTGTTGGCAGACGAGTCGTTCGCGTTCTGCGCCAGGGCCTGGCGGATGATCGACGAGCGACGCGCGGCCCAGATGATGGTGATCGCGTCCATGGGCGCGTTCGTCGGGAGCGTCTTCGCGATCGCCGGCGCGTACTGGCTCTCGAGGCGGAGCGCCAGCGTGGTGCCGACACCCTGGGGCCAGAGCGCCGTCGAGTTGTTCACGCCGCTGATCAGCGTCGTCGCGGCGACGTTCTGCAGCACGGGGTCGATCACCGTGGCGACCGCGGCGATCGCCGTCGCCACCACCGGCTCGACGACGCGGATCGGGAAGCAGGGGACCTGCACCGTGACCTGGTTCGACGTGAGCGCCGTACCCGCCGGGATGATGGTGTTGCCCGAGGCGCCGAAGACGCGCGTCGCGGACCCGAAGACTGCGTCGCCGAAGCGCGCGCCGGCCGGGATGACGATGTCCTTGTTGGTGTTGCCGCTGCCGTCCTGGTCGGACACGGCGACCGTCACCGTCACGGACAGGGTCGCCTTCGCGGTGCCCTGGTCGAGGGTGACTGCCTCATGGTCGACGCGCTGGAGGATCAGGCGCTGGAACGTCTTGCTCAGCAGCTGCAGCATCCCGTTGCCGTTGTAGCCGACCTGGGTGCCGTTCTGGATCGGGGTGGCCGACCCGTCCTGCGAGAAGTACGGGTAGACTTTGCCGTCGCCCGTGTACTGGCTGGTGACGTCCTGCTGGCTGAAGACCTCCGTCGGGACGAACAGGCCGGCGGTGAATTCGCCCACGAGGCAGGCGGCGCCGGGCTGCGTCCCGAACGAAATCGTCGGGCCCGTCCGGTCGATGACGACGATCTGCGGGATCGCGGTGATCTGGGTCAGCGGCGGGAAGGACAGGACGCGCAGGAAGAACGCCATGTCCCGATGCTCGGACGGCGCGCGGAGCCTGTCAAGGCACCGGCCGGGGGATCGGCGCGGCGCTGATGACTTCCTTGATGCGCACGCGGAAGGGCTGGACGACGGCCAACTTCACCAGCTTGGCTTGGGCGCGGATCGTCGCGCGCCCCTCCCAGATGTTCTTCGCCGCGCTGTCGGCGTCGTCGAGCTTGATGCTATCGGCGATCGCCAGGCGCACGGTCAGGCCCCAGTACTCCGGCATCGTCGCCAGGATCCCGTAGCGCTCGCCCGCCACCGGCGCCAGCGTCACCTCGGGGACCACGAATGCGGTCTCGATGCCGGCCTTCAGCGCGTTGCGCTCGGCGGCGCTACCTGAGCGATACTGGAACCCGAGGTCGCGGCTCGCTTCGCACAGCTCATAGAGACCAAGCCCCGGCTCGCCGACCGGTTCCCAGGTGTCTTCGAGCAGGTGCGGCACCAGGTGGCTCGGCCCGTACACCAGCGGCTCATCGGGCAGGATGACCCCGGAGGGGTCCGTGTACTCGCTCTCGAAGGACGGCCAGTCCTCGAAGATCTGGGTGAAGGCGATCTTCCCCACGCCGCCGGGCCCGGGGAACGGGACGCTCAGGGTGCGCGCGACCGCCAGGGAGATCGCCGTCTCGAGGTCCGTCATCGCGTGGCGGGAGAATTGCTCAGGGGTGATCATTCCCTCGATTCTCTCCCCTCCGCCAGGGCCTTGACCAGGTCCTCAGCGATCCGCTTCGCGATGCGCTCGCCCGCGAGCTTCAGGATGTGGTGCGCGGGCAGGCCGCGCGCGCGGATCTTCCGGGCGATCTGCAGCGCGATCCAGTGCTGCTGGTTCTCGACTGCGTGCGCCCGGTCGCTCTTGCGCCTGGCGCCGCGCTGTTGCGGGCCGTATTGCGGCTGCACGGGGCCGTGGATCGCCCTGCCGATCCCCTTGCGTTTTACCCAGGCGAGGATGAGCTCGAGCGGCGGCATGCGCGCGCCCGGCCGACGCCCGAGCTCGATGACGGACGCATAGGGCGCGAAGTTGTAGGCGACGGCGCCGCCGGGGATGTCATCGAACCGGAATGACCGCTTGTAGGTGGCGCGGTCCACCGGTTGGCGCGGCGTCGCCGACTGGATCTCTTCCTGGACGTAGCGCGGGCCGTAGAGCTTCACCGTCTTGCGGATGAAGCCCACGGCGTCCTCCACCAGGTGGCCGTCCTTGCGGAGCTGCTCGGCGTACTGATCGAAGGTGAACTTCACGGTTCGTTGCGGTCGGTCCCGCCGTTACGCCCGCGGTCCTCGCCCTGCTTGGTCAGGGTCACCTTCCACTGCATGTTGTCGCGCGACAGCGTCGGCACGCTGGTCGGCGGGCTGTACCGGCGGATGACGGTCGGTACCCCGACGGCGCGCGCCTCGTGGACCTCCCACCAGAACTCGACGTCCTGGCGCAGCGTCCGCCGCAGCTCCGGGTTCTGCAGGTCGGGCGTCCGGCCCATCAGGTCGTCCTCGGCGTACTTGGCCGAGATCTCATCGATCGTGACGTCCCCCTCCTCGGTCAGCCCCGCGGCCCGCAGGCGCCGATTGACGCCCGACAGGTCCCGCACCCGCGGCGGCGGGATGATCTCGAAGCGGCTCGTCAGCTGCTGGTGGCCGATGCCGCGCTTACCGCCGGTCCAGACCGCGTGGACCAGGAAGACCCGGTAAGGCCGGATCCCGAACCTAGCCTTGAGCCCGCGCAGCCGGTCGGCCAGGGGGACCAGCCGGCCGGCCAGGGTCTGCGGCATCGCCTGGGGCTCGGGCGGCCGGAGGCGCCCGGACAACTCCGGGAGCTCGGCCGCCACGTCCCCAGTCGGAACCCTGTCGGACCCCATCGATCGCCTCCCTGGCGCGCGCCCAGCGCGCCACGCGCGCGGTTTAGGCCGGGACGCCGGGGCTCGCGGCCCAGCGGACGATCAGGAAGACGTCCACGTCCACGGTGGTCGGCGCGAAGGTGCCGCTGGTCGAGAGGTTGACGCCGATGGCATCACCCTTGTTGAACAAGATGTCTGCCGACTGGTCGATCGTGGCCGCCTGGCGCGGTGATGCCTGTGATGCCACGGCGACCACGTCGCCCTGGGCTGCCGCGGTCAGCGTCGCGGCGGGTGCGACCGTCGCTTGGAGCTGCGCTGCCGTGGCGCCGCCCGCGGTCACCGCAGCGTTGAAGCTGTAGGTCATGCCCAAGATCTTGCCCGCGCTGTGCGCGATGATCCCCGGCTGACCGTCCGTGCCAGAGATGCCCGTGCTGAGCGCCACGGCCGACTGGTTGGCCGCCACCTGGACCTGTCGGAACGGCCCGATGATGTCGACGCGCGCGTTCGCGGTCTCGACCGCGGGCGCGTTGTTCGGGACGTCGCGATGCGATCCGGGGTCGAGCTGCTCGATCAGGCGGTTCGAGGTGTTCCGTGCCATGGTCCGTTCTCCTGGTAGGGTTGCTCCGACTCTACGCCGACGCGATCCCGCCGCCTAGTGGGCCTGCCCCTACCGGACGGTCGCGACGCGGAAGTTCATCGGCCGCCCGCCGCCGCCGAAGCGGTCGCTGTACGGGTTGAGCGGGGCGGTCAGGACGTCCGAGAGGCGGTTCGCCCAGTCGCGCCGCTTGTTCTTGATCCGGTCCTGCCGGTCAGCCGCCAGCGTCAGCTCGCCGAGAGACTCGGCCGGGATGTAGTCGATGTCCTCGATGTCCGCCTGGTCGATGCGGTCCAGCACCGCCACGATCTCGCGCACGAGCTGGATGCGCGAGACCGGGATGTGCTCGATCGCCGACGCCGCGATGTAGAGCGGCTGGCTGATCGCCGGGACGCCGAGGGTGAACAGGCTGGCGACGTTAACCAGCCCATAACCCATGTGGTAGAGGATGCGGCCCTTCTCCTCCTCGGACAGGACGGCGTTGTTCTCGGCCACGGATCGAGGATGCCCGCCGCGCGGGCCCCGCGCAAGATGGGGGGCTACGCCGCGTCGGCGCCGTCGGTTGGCGCGCCCTGCTTCGCCCTGTGCCAGCCGGGCTCCTCGACCTCCTTGAGCTCGACGCCCAGGTTCTGGATCAACTGGATGTCGAAGTTCGCCGAGTTGATGACCTTACCTCGATTGAGCTGGTAGTCGCCCTGCGCGCGCGGGATGCGCTGGCTGGCCGACATCACGCGGTACCACTTCATCTCCGCGGCCGGGGCTTTCGGCTTGGCCTTCTGCGGGGCGGCGGGGGTCTCTGGGCTCAGGGATGGGACGTTTGCCATGGGGTGATCCTCCACGGTCATGCTACCAGAAGACAAACCCGTGGGCTGATTCGCGCAAGTAGACGAAACCCGGCCGGAGCCAAGCGACGTCTCAGATCTCTTCCGGACGAGCCGGACGCTGATCCGTAGCGGTAGCGCGAATCGTATCCTCGGGCCCCAGCGAGCGCAGCGCTTGCGGCACGAAGCCGGGCGCATGTAGCAAACCGGGAATTTGAGACGCCGAAGCGTCTCGAGACCACCGAAGTGGTCCAGTGGACACCGAAGTGTCCAAAGAGATCGACGGACCAGGACCACCTGTGCGCGGGCTCTCGGCCCGGCGCGCGCCGGCGCGTCCTGAAACGCGCAGCTCGGTGACGAAGTCCATCTGTCGCCAGGTTGGCGCTTGCGCTCGCTGCCGTCAAGCCACTACCTTGGCGGCATGTTCGGACGCAAGACCCGACAGGCCCTGGACGGACTCACCATCCAGGTGCAAACCCTCATCCAGGAGACCCGCATGGCAACCGTACAGCTCCAGAAGATCATCGACGCCGTCGCCGCCGAGAAGACCGTCGTCGACGGCGCAGTCAAGCTGTTGAACAGCATCCCCGACCTGATCAAGGCGGCCGTCCCCGGCGCCGACCCGGCGACCCAGGCCGCGCTCGACGACCTGGCCGCCCAGGTCGGCGCCTCGAACGCCGAGCTGCAGGCCGCGGTCGTCGCGAATACCCCGGCGGCGCCGACCGCGACCGACCCGGGCGCTCCCGCCACGCCGCCGGCGACGACTGACCCGGCGACCACGCCCGCCACCTAGCGCTCACGGGGCACGATTAAAGGGCCGGCCCGGGTTTCCCCGGACCGGCCCTTTTTAATTAGTAGCCCTTCGGCGGCTTATGCCGCGTGCGCGACGATGACGGCGCGCTTGAAGGTCGCCTTCGACCCCGGGCCGAGCTCGTCCGACGGGACCGGAAAGTCGCCGCTGAACGACCAGGTCGCGGTCGTGACCTGCTGGAGCGCGTCCATCGGCGCCCGCATGATGAGGCGGATGCGCTCGGTCACCACCTGCACGCCGGTGTTGGTGATCGCGAACTCGCCGATCTTCCCCATCACGCCGGCCTGCGAGATGAACTGCGACTCGTCGAGGTACTTCTCCTCGATCCAGCCCATGCCCGTGCACATCGGTCGGCGGATGTCGATGCTCGCGCCGTTGGTCAGCTCGAAGCCGTGCGTGTTGCCCCGCACGACGTTCGGGTTGCAGGTCTGCGAGTTGGGCGCCTCGTTGTTCCGGTAGAACACGCCCTGGCCGAAAATGCCCATGGCGAACCGGCGGTAGTGGACGTAGTCCGGCAGCGACTGGTTCAGGCGCTGGAACTCGTTGTCCGCGAAGATCTGCATCTCCGACTGCGGGTCGAGGTGCCAGTGGTACAGGCTGTCGTCGTGCGGCGGCACGTTGTTGAACCGCAGCTTCGCGATCGCCGTGCGGATGTCGCGCACCGCGAACTGGTCGCTCGCGTCGATGTCGTCGATGGAGACGCCGCCGCCGGAGTAGACGATCTCCGAGTGCTTGTCGGTGAAGATCGCCGAGCGCGCCGCGACGTTGCCCGTGAGCGCCGGGGTGATGGTCAGCGTCCCGCCGTGGATCGGGTCGCCGACCGTATCCGGGGTGAACGCGGTGACCTGGCCGACGTACGCGCCGCCGGCCTGGGCCGGGATGGTGATCCCGATCGGGTTCGACGCGCTGACCGCCGACTGGCGGCCGTTCAGCAGCTGCGACGTGAACCCGGTCAGGTTCGCGACGTGGACCGTGGTCGCAGTCGAGACCGCGGCGGCGTCGACCACCGAGTTGCCGGCGACGTAGGCGTTGTAGCCCTTGTCGCGGACGATGCGGTTGATCGACTGGCCCGACTGCATGCCGAGCTGGTGGACGTTGCGCAGGTACTGCGACGCCAGCGCCAGGTAGCTCGTCGGCATCGACGTGTCGATGGCCGAGGACCACTGCTGCGCGGTCGCGTCCCACTGTTCCATCGAGTAGGTCAGCGGCACCGGGTCCGTGTTCGGCGTGATCGGCCGGGTGATGACCTCCATCAGGCCCGTGCGCGTGAACGTCTGGGAGCTGCCGAGGTGGACGCCCCACATCTCCGCCTGGGCCTCCATCCGGTACAGCAGGTTCGGGAAGAGGGCGTCTCGGTAGACGCGCTGGAGAGTGCGATCCTGGATCGTCGCGGCAACGGTCGGGTTGAACGTTACCTGCAGGGAGCCGTCGGGGAAGTTCGCCATGTGGTCCTCGTGGTTGGGTCAGTTCATCGATCGGCTCTCCTTCTTGGCGGGTATGGGGTTCTTGGTACTGACGAAAACTGTGCAGGACTCCGGCCGTCGCCGTCAAGGCCCCTAGCGGACGCCGTAGCTCGCCTTGTGCCTCCGGAACTGCTCGTCGGACATCTTGAACGCGTCGACCTGCGGCGGCTCGTCGCCAGGCTTCCGGTTCGCCGGCGTCTCCTCGCCGGGCTGCAGGCTGAGGGGCGGCGTCATCGTCGGCCGCAGCGTGACCGGCGGCAACGGCGCGGCGCCCGCGAAGATCTGCGGGTGCGACGCCTTCATCCCGGCGAAGAACGCGGAGGCCTCGGGGATCGCCGCCTCGTCCGGCGCGGCAGCGACTGCCTTGCGGTACTGCCAGAGCGCGAAGTCCGCCTGGTCGTCCTTGATGCCGGCGCGCAGGGTCTCCAGCCTCAGCTCGAGCTCGACGACCTCGTCGCGCGCGCGGCGCTTGGTCGAGACCACCTTGCGCTTCGACTGCTCGACGCGCGCGGTCAGCTTGGCGACGCGCCTCTCCAGCAAGCGCTTCTCGCGGTCCGACCCGGGTGCGGGAGCCGCCGCCGGCGGAGCGCCGCCGGGCGCGGCGTCGATCGCGGTACCGGCCTTCTTGACCAGCTCCACTGCCTCGTCGAGGGAGACGCCGAGCTTGTCCTGGACCAGGCGGGCGGCCTGGCGGGCGGCCTCCTGGCGTAGCCGCTTGAGCAGCTTCGGGTGCTTGTCGAGCTGGATGTCATCGACGTTCCCGGGCTTCGGCTTCTTGGGAGCGGGCGCCGGCGGGGCCGCCGCTCGCGGCGCGGGGGCAGCGGGCGCTGCCGGTGGGGCGGCCGCTGGGGCTACCGGGGGAGCGCCTGGGGCGGGAGGATTCTGCGGGGCGGGGGCTGCTGGGTCGGCCATGGGTCACGGTCCTTTCGTACCCGCCAGTACAAGGCCCCGGTGGCGGCCTGCGCGCGCGGATTCCCGCCGCGCGCGCGGATGTTCAGGCGTTACGGGTTCTGCCCGATCTCGCGAGCCAGGACGCCGGGCGTGGTGTCCGCGGCGGTCGAGTAGCGGAGCGCGCACGTGGTGTTCGCGTCCGCGACGTTGAACAGCAGCTTCTTGCCGCCGTCCCAGACCACCTGGCCGGGGGCCGGGGTGATCTTCTGCGAGCCGGTGATGGGACCCTTCAGGATCGTCCGCTCGCCGGCGGTGCCGCCGATGCCCTGCACCGACCACAGGTAGGCCGGCTGGTTGGCCATCGTGCAGACGTTCGACGTGATGGTCGCGCCCGCCTCGGTCGCGGTGAGACCGAGGATCAGCTTGGCAAAGAGATCGCCGAGCCCGATCTCCCGGAAGATGTCCATCGCGCGGTTCTCGGGGCCGGTGTTCGCTTCAATCCGGATGCTCATGGTGATCTCCTGGTCGGGTTTGCGTTCCGCTCGATCACGATGAAACGCCGCGCGCGGAGCGCCGTCAAGATAGGGGGCCGCTCACAGGACGTCGCCGGAGAGCACGTACGCGAGGTCTCCCGTGCCGACGATCTGGATCGCGGTGATCTCGTCCCCGTCGCTCGGGTTGTGGATCATGTACCGGTCCGAGAGCGGCAGCGTCGCGACGCCGAGCCCGGTGGTGATCAGCAGCTTCATCGACGCGCCGCTGAGGACGCGCGCGCAGAAGAACCTGCCCTTCGTGATGCTCTCGAACGGGACCGAGTAGGGCGCGAGGTCGGTCGACGCGATCGACAGCTCGGCCCCCTTCGCGGCCTGGTAGACCGCGCAGAGGCTGAGGTCCATCAGCGCCTGCAGCGTGCAGGAGTACGCCGAGGAGGTCGCGGGCGACGCCGCGACCATCCCGGTGACCTTGATCCGCGACGACTGCGCCACGCGGGTCCGGTTACCCGCCGGAGCTGGTGCCGCCGTCGCGGACGCCCGTGAACGGCACGTCGGTGTCGCGGACGGGGTTCTGCTTCTCGCCCCACGCGTCGGCGGGCGAGACGTTCGGGTGGTCGGGGCCGACCTTCTTCTCGTGCTCCTCGTTCGGGTCGTAGTTCGCTTCGGTGCTCATGGTGCGGCCTTTCGTGTGGATACTGGGGAGGGAGCGGCTACTTGTTGCCGCTGGTGGTGATCCTGAAGGGCACCGGGTCCGGCTCCTTCGGGATCTGCGTCGGGTCGAACGCCTTGTGGTCCTCGGACTTCGACGGGTCCCCGAACTTGCGGAGGGTCTCGTCGTTGGGGTCGCTGCCCTTGTCGTTCTGCTCGGCCATGGGACGGTCCTCCTACTTGAACGGTGCCTTCTCTTCGGGGGGAGCCGCGCCCGGGTTGCCGGTGTAGTCCGGCTCCTTCGCCTTGGGGTTCTGCTCGTCGTCGTCCGGCTCGGGCTCGAACGACCCCTTGTTGTTCTGCTGGAGCGCGATCTCTCGTGGGCTGGGCACGGCGGCCTCCTACTTGATCGGGTTGTCGTCCCGCACCGGGTTCTCGGGCGAGCTGTCGTCGAGCCCGCCGCTGTCTCGGCGCTGCTGCTCGATCAGTCCGCTGCGCCGGCCGAGCCCCGGGTTCGCCTCGTCAGCGAACGGGATGCTCGGCTCGGGCGGGTCCTGGATGGCACTCGGGCGCGGCACTACTCGTCGTCGGACTCGTCGTCCGCCTCATCGTCGCCGTCGTCGTCCTTGCCGCCGTCGTCCTCGTCGTCCGACTCGTCGTCGTCCTCGTCGGACTCCTCATCTTCCTCGTGCTCCTCCTCGTGCTCGTCGGCGAGGTCATCCGCCTCGGTCTTGAGCTCCTCGACGGCGTCCTGGAACTTCTCGTACTTCTTCTTGAACGCCTTCGGGGTCTCGTCGGGGAGGGTCAGGCCCTTGAGGGCCTTCAGCTTGTCGTCGAGGTCGGTGCTCAGCTCCTTCAGGATCTGGCAGCAGTCGGTCGGGCCGCCGCCCTCGTCGTCCTCGTCCTGGTCACCGTCCTGGCCTTCAGTGCCGTCGTCGGCCGCACCGTTCTGCTGGCTCTGGTCAGCCGCACCGTCACCAGCGCCGGCCCAACTCTTGAGGTCGCCCTTGTCATAGCCGGAGTTCATGACCCCGAGGATGAGGCCGCCGCCCGCGCGCTGTCAACGGGGCACGGAAACTGATCTCGCTCCTTTTAGAGGAGTGAGATCCCACCGCCTTGCCTTACCTCTCCTAACCCCGCCCTGCCTTGCCATGACACCCGGGATATTACCCGAGGTCCGACGGTACCGACGGCCGGACGCCGCCGAGGTCGGTCACCTGGCTCGGCTCGGCCCAGCCCTGGACCCACGGGATGACCGTCTCTCGATCGTTCGGCCTGTTCGGCGGGCTCATGTACCTGACGACTTTCCCGGTGGGCGTCCCCCGCGCGTCCTTGACGACCCATACGAACGGTTGATCGACGGGAACCGTCTGCCCGTCCAGCTCGATCGAGTCCTCGCCGGTCCGGTCATCGTGGGTCGTCACCAGCCGCTTCATCAGCTTCGGGACCGACGGCGCCAGCTGCTCGAGGCCGCGCTGGTTCGTCACGTGGTACGAGTACGACATCTCGGTGCGCACGATCCGCTCCGCCCGCCAGCGCTGGGCGTCGAACAGGCCGTCGGTCTCCACCACGCGGCCCACCGCCTCGTCGACCGTCTCCTCCTGGATGATCGAGTGTGAGAGCCCCGTCCGGATCGCGCGCATCGTCTCCGGGCCGTAGAACGCGGCGCTCTCGCGGTACTTGTCCAGCAGCGTGCGCGCGACCTCGGGGTAGGCCCCGCGCACGACCGCGGCCTGGGCCACCTGGATGACCGGGGTCATGTGCCCGAACTTCTCCTCCATTTTCCCGACCATCGACACCAGGTGCTTCGGCGCCAGGTTCCCGGCCATGCGCCCGGTCTGGTCCATGTGGTGGACCAGGTCCTTCTCGAAGGTCGCGACCGTGTCGCTGACCTGGGTCAGCACCATGCGCAGGTGCTGGGCCCCGAATGTGTCCCCCCGCCCGGTCCGCGTCAGGCGCCGCAGCTTGGCCTCGAGCTCGCCGCGCGCGTCGGCGTAAAGACGTCGCATTCGTCCCACCCCGCGAACTTCGATGACGCCGAACAGCTGCCGGCGGTGCAGGTCGACGATCTCGCGGATCAGGGAGGCCATGCCCCCAATCTACTTCCGGAGGAGCAGCTCTGCGGATACGCCGGGCGGGAGGCGACCGTCGTTGTCGATGATGTGCTTGAGCTCGGCTGCGGTCAGGGATGCCCAGGACAATTCACTTCTGTCCAACTTGCGGAGTCGCAAGATCTGCCGCGCATTCGCGACCTCCTTCTCCCAGCGCTTCCTGACCCGGTCGATGTGCTGGTCGATGACTCGCATCGGGCGCTTCAGCTTCCGCGCCATCGATTCCCGAGAGACGCCGTAGAGCAGCATCGACTCGATCTGGGCGATCGCCGTCTCGTTGCGCTTGATCTCTCCCGTCTTCCCTGCGGCCGTCGCCCTGCGGCGCTGGCCGTAAAGGCGGGTCACCTGCCTGGTCTTCGCGTTGCGGGTCTGCTTGGACTTCATCTTCCGGATGATGATCCTTCAGGCGGCCCCTGAGCAAGACCAATGCATCATTGGCTTCGGAGGCTGACTTAAACCCAGAACCATGGTGGTCGATTTTGTCGATACGAACCCGATAGCCGTACGTCCCTCGACGCCGGTCCTCGGTCACGCCCTTGTATCCAAGGTGATTTCTTCGGAGCATGTGGGTGGGGACCGCCCAGTTGTGTTTCCGGGCCCAACCCACGTGTCCATTGCAGTAGCCGTTGGTGAGGTACGGCAACCCGCATTCCGGCACTGAACAAAGTCTCTGGGGGCGCGGTGGTCGCCGTTGCTCGCGCAAAATGGCCGCTGCCGTAAACTTGGCGATCTGCTCCGGGGTGTACGTCCTGCCTGTTCTGCTTTTGTTTTTCGCGCAGATATACGCTTCCCAACACGGCCTGCTACAGAGCTTGGTGGCTTCTCCCCGACACCGTGTGAAGCTCTGCCCGCACTGCGCACAAGTCCTGACGTCGATAGCCTTCTCATGCTTGGATCGGCCCGCCGCTACCGCTGCCGCTCGCTTGGCCTGGAGCATCGCGGTCGATGACTTCATCCCGATCTGCGCCACCCTCCCCGGGGTCCTGTCGCCTTTTTTAAACCGGTGCCCGCCATTGGTGAATGATGAGTCGACCTGGTCATGGAACTGTTTCCTGAGCCTCGCGGATGAAAGGCGAGCCCCCAGGGGGAGTCCATACACGCGTAGGCGATCGATCGTCGACATCCCCCGGTGTACGGGCAAGTTGTGTCTTCGCGAGAAGTGAGTCCCGGCACATTCCAAGAAGGTGTTGCAAAGCTTGCAGAACAGACCGTCCTCATAGACGTCGACGATCTCGCCAGTAGCCAGAAGATTGATCATCTCTTGGATATTACCGGCGCCCTGGGACCCATTCCTTGACGTCATGGGCGGTCAGGAACGGCGGGCCGTTCTCGATCTGCTTCCACACGACCTGGGGGCAGCGGCACCACTCGGTGATCCGGCCGACCTTCAACAGCATCATGTCGGGGGCCACCTGGAGCGCCAGGCGCTTGCCGTCGCAGCAGAGGGCGTGGACCATGAACAGCACGGCTATCCCCGGCTGAAGAATCCGCGGCCGCGCCCGAGATCGATCCCGCGGGGATGATCGCTGTCAGGGGAGAACCGGACATATTCGTTCGAGCAGGGACGCGTCTCGACCAGCAGTGATAGGCACGCCGGGCACTCGACGACGTTGCGCCGCTCCACCTCGTCGTCGTCGCGTTCGGTCACCAGGACGGCCGCGTTCGGGTCCGGCGACTGCTGGAGCCGGATCGCGACGCCACAAGGACAGCTGAGTCTCGCCATGATTATTTTGTTCCCTCCCCCGTTGTGCTCGCACCGGACCGGCAGCCACAGGGCGCCGGGGATCCTCCGGTTGCGCGCCAGCCACGCCGCGCGCGGTCTCGTACGCCTTCCTGAACCCGGGCTCCGTCCGGAACCGCTCGACCAGGTCGCGCTCGAACGGGCTCGGGGGCCGCTGGTCAGCCACCGGCGTCCCAAACCCCGGCGGTCACCACCTGTGCACCCGGTCCGGCTCGCGTCGAGGCACGCGCGCCAGCGCCTCGACGGCGCCGATACGCGCGATCGCGGGGATCGACGGGTTGCTGACGTAGCCGGCCCATATCTCGATCCCGTCGGCCGGGTCGACCTGGTACAGCTCGATCTTCCCGTCCGAGACCTCGACCGCGACCAGCTGCTGGTCCTCGATCGCGAACTCGGCGCGGCGGACGGCGTAGACGGCCATCACCGTGCCCCCGGGCAGGCGTCGACGCAGACCGTGCGGAAGTGCTGGATCCGGCCATCGTCGATCTCGCACTCGACCAGCGGCTTCTGGCTCGGCGACCCGGCGCAGCCGAAGCTGTAGCCGGGCGCGGTGGGGCACGGCGAGCTCAGCTCCGCGTTGTCGCCGGGCGCGAGCTGCTCGACGCAGGGCGGGACCAGCGGGACGCCGCCGCATGAGCTCCCGAGCAGCAGCACGAAGACGATCCACCCCACGGTGAACACCACCACCGCCAGGACGTCGCGGCGGAACGCGCGCGCCGCCTCGGGGGCCGTGCCCGGGGCGATCACCGGCGCACCCCAAGTTCTGCGATGACCTGCTCGATGAGCAGGCGGTACGGCACCCACGCGATCGCGCAGTCTCGCTTCCCGCTGTGGACATCCTCGCACCCCTTCGAGTCCTGGGCCGGCTTCAGTCCGCGGCATCCGGACGGGCGCTCGTCGAAGATGTCACATCCGCCCTCGCCGCGGAACGTGCAGTCGCCGCCCCAAGACGGGTCGAGCAGCTCACCGAGGCTGTCCTTGGTCGCGGGGCGCACGAAATACCCGCGACTCACCTCGTCCTGGTCCGGTCGCGGGTCCCCTTCCCACCAGTCGATCGCCCAGCGTCCCGTGCGGAGCCGCTCGATGAGGCGCGCGCGGATCTCATCGGGGGTCGTGCCGAAGTCGGACGGCATCGCCGCCCCCGGCATGTTGCGGCAGCACTTCCCGCCGCACGGACCACACAGGTCCGGCTGGACGAACGAGTCCTGGATGACGACCAGCTTAGTCACCAGCGCACCACCGGGCGGCGTGGGAACAGGACCGCGTTGGCGCTGCAGGCGCCGGTGCCGCCCATCAGGGCGGCGACTTGGATCAGGGTCGGCAGGGTCAGGGACATCGGAACCTCCTCGGTTTCTGCGGCTCATCGCCGTTGAGGACCATCCTAGTAAATATCGTAACGGATGTCCATTGGAATAATGATCCCCGTCCCCTCCAACTGGAGGACGGGGAATCCCGCGCCATGTCCCGCCAAGCCGATCCGATCCAAACCTTGCCCTGCCCAGCGGTACGATACCTGGCCGCTACGGGGGATATTACCCGGCCGCGCCGCGCATCGGTTTAGGACGCTTCCCCTGCTCGATGGCCCGTTCCCGGTCGTGGACCCGGTCGTGGCATTTGACGCACAACGTATGTAAGTAGCGGTCGTCCTTGGGGTCATCCCCCGCGCGCGCGGCCGCCCGGTCCCCGGGGTCCTTCCGGGCCTTCGGGTCCTGCAGGATCTCCTCCGGATGACCGCTCTGGTGGTCCAGGTCGAGGTCCTTCTTGGGGGTCGGGCACTTCGGGTTCGAGCAGCGCCAGTGGTCCCGCCGGAACACCTTGAGCGCCAGCCTAGGGTCCAAGCCGCCCTTCCCGCCGTGCGCCAGGGTAGCGCCCGCGCGCTTGGCCTCGCGCTGGATGCGGCGGACGACCCGGTCGTCGGAGGACGCGCCCGCGCGCTTCTTGATGCGGGTCGCCCAGGCGCGGACGGCAGCCGGCTTCGCCACCGGCTAGGCCGCGGGCTCGGGCCCGGCGCCGCCGGGGACCAGCATCGGGGCCGCGCGCGCTACGGCGAACCCGCGCCCGCCGCGGGCGTCGGCGCCCGGGTCGGAGCTGGCGGAGGCATTCGGGTTGCGGTCCTGGACCGTCGCCGGGTGGTGCAGCTGCTCGAGCCGGCGCTGGTCCTCCTCGCCGGGGACCAGGCCCATCACGTCGAAGCCGACGCGGCCCGCGAGCTGGTTGGGGTCGAGGTCCGGCTGCCGCGCCAGGAAGTCCGCCCACGGGTTGACCGGGTTCCCGAACCGGTCGACGCCCGGCGGGACGAGCTGGCACTCCTCGACCTTCCGGAACGGGATGACGTTCGACGGCGGTTGGCCGTAGCCGTTCGCCTGGTTCGGCGCGTAGGCGCGGACGCCCTGGGGCTGGCGGACCGGATCAGGCGCTGCCGGGAGCGGGACCAGGACGTAGGTCCCCGTCTGGTGGAGCATCCATGCCATCCCCGGCGGCGCCTGGGTCAGGGCCTGGGGAGGCTGCTGGGACGGGGCTGGGGCTGACGACGGCGACGGGTGCCGCGATCCCCTCCGTGACCACCTGGCGATCTCCTCCCTGCTGGGCATACGGCAAGGATAGGCCCAGCTCGCCAGCGAGGGCAAGCCAGTCGGGGCGTTCGCCGAGGTCGTCGGGGTACATGTCCGCGATCGGTTTGCCGGGACGCGTCCACGGCTGCATCAGGCCCCAGACCCCCTCGGCCTCAAGGAATGCGCGCATCTCCTCGAAGAGGCCCCAGGAATACTCGAGGTCCTCGGGGACGCGCCCGAATCGCCAGAAGGCCTCGGGGTCGCCGGGCATCTCCATGTCCAGCGCGACGGCGCTCGCGCAGCGGCAGCTATGTAGCCAGAGCGTCGCGCCGCTGGCGCTGGCGGCCAGGATGAAGTCCTTCGCGCGCGGGCGCCAGCGCAGCGGCTTGGAGTGCGACTCGACCAGCGAACCGTCGAAGTCGAGCGCCAGGGTCAGCGTGGGGTGGTCCCTAAATCCCGTCGACGTGCCACTGGGCGATGTCATAGCCGAGCTCCGGGTGGTGGATGGCCTGCAGCTGGCACATCGACTGTGACGTCGGGATGGTCACGTACGCGGGGATCGTGGCGGCCCCCGTCGTGCCGTAGAGCGTGCGCACCTCGATGTGCCCTGTGTCGTTGACGTTGTCGTCGTAGCTCAGGATGTCGTTCTTGCAGCCGTCGTAGAACTGGCTGTTTTGCAGCGTGAAGAACAGCGCCGGGCTGTACGCGATCGTCGGCAGCACGCCAGCTGGGAATGACCAAGCGACCTGCTGGTACTGCTTGTAGTTCCACTGCGGGTCGAACGTCGCGAAGGTCAGGTACCCGCTCTGCCAATTCATCTGGAGCTTGTCGTATGGGGACAGCGTCACGCTGATCACGCCGTTCTCGGCCGCGATGTGGCCGGCGCCGTCCGTGAAGACGATGTTCGTCGTCGCGACGAAGTAGGCGGGCGTCGCCTTGACCAGGTACATCTGGAAGGTGATCTGGTTCAGGTTCCCCGTGCCGTGGATCCCGTCGGACCCGAAGACGCCGCTCCCGCCGTTACCCACGGCGAACGACATCGACCACGCGGCGCCGGCCGACGGGCTGTGCGGCGTGTTCGGCACCTGGTCGACCTCCTGGAACATCGTCTGGATCGGCTGTGACAGCGTGCCGTCGACCATCCACCCGGTGCCGAGATTGTACGTTCCGACGAGAGCTTCCTCGGTGGTCGCGGGGGACGAGCCTCCGCAGGCGGCGGCGAGCAGGACGGTCAGTGCACTGGCGATCAGGATTCTATTGCGCATCGGTACCCTCCTCTTGTCACGGTCGCCCGCCGGCACCTGCCGGCGGGCTGCTGCCGCCCCCGAACGGGCTCTGCCGGCCGAGAGCCGTCGCGAGCATCTGCTCTGACTGCTGGTCGGCTTCCTTCGTGGCGGTGTCGACCTCTCCCTCGACGTCCTGGACGCCGAACGCGGCTGCGATCGGGCGGGCCGCGGTCACCTTGCGGATGAACCCCGCGGCGGCGGCGCTGGAGCTGTTGCGGATGTCCTGCTGCACGTCGAACGCCGTCGGGGCGAAGTACGGTCCCCACTTCAGCGAGATGTAGCCGCCGGCCCCGAGCTTGTGGTCGACCAGATCGCCGTTGAGCTCGCGCGGCGGCAGGTCGAACCGGAACACGCCGTCAACGAGTTGCCCGTCCAGCGTCCGCATCGTGACCGTCGTCGACGTGAACTTCCGCGCGATCGCCTCGGTCAGCCGCATCAGCAGGATGACCGCCGGGCCGTACTGCGCCCGGAGATCGTCGGCGCGCTCGAGCATCGGCGCGAAGCGGAACTCGATCGCCTTGGCCGACTGCGCGGCCGCCAGGTCCGCGTCGTCGATCAGCACGATCCCGGTCAGGTCGCAGACGGTCTGCTTGTACTCGGCCGTCAGCTTGAGGCCTGCCTCGATCCCGGCGCCGGTCATCTCCAGGTACTTCGCGTCGCCCTTCGAGCCCACCTCGATCGCGTTCCGCGACCCCTTCTGGAGGTCCTGCCCAGCCGTCAGCTGCTGCACCTCGGTCGGGTCGGTCTTCGTGACCAGGGTCGGGTCGAGGTTGTTGAGCGTGCCCGAATGACATTGCGCGATCATCCGGTCCTCGGCGTCGATGGTCTGCCACGCGCCCTCGCAGTCGGCGTCGCCGTCCTGGTCGTCGCTCTCGGCGTTGTTCTGGATCCAGACGCCCGGGAACTGCCCCAGCCCGTGCTGGACGCTCGACTGCACCGTCCACGGCGCCTCGCGCGCCATGTCGGCGCGGACGTCCTCGTAGACGATGTCGACGTCGGTCGTGATGATCCGCCGCGACAGGTAGTCCACCACCTCGGTCCCCTCGTTCTTGCCGTCCTCCGCGACGACGTCGACCTCGCGCAGGTAGCGCTGCATGACCAGGATGCCGGCGAGCTGCAGCTTGCGGCGGTCGGCCCAGACCGGCGTGACGTTCTTCGAGTTGTGGACCTCGTAGTTGAACTTGCCGTCCTGGCAGCCGACCGTCATCACCACCGATCCCATCGCCCCGCCCTTGTCGCGCGCGGTGCGCATCGCGGCCCAGAACCCGGACGCCTCCCGCACCGCCTCCAGGAAGGCCTCGGTGTCTGGGTCGTTCGCGACCTGGACGGCGGGCCTGCGCTTCTCCGAGAACAGCAGGCCGGTGTAGCGCTTGATGATCGTGCGCACCCGGTTCGTCGGCGCCGTCGGGCGCTTGTCGCGCGCCAGCAGGTTGTCGATGGCGTCGGTGGGCCCCATCGCCTTCGGGAACGTGACCTCGGGTGAGATCGTCTCGTAGGCGTCCGCGTTGCGCCCCTCCCAGTCGCGCTCCTGGTGCTGGTACTGGAGGCAGCGGAAGAACGCCTCGCGCCGGTCAAGCAGCCTGTAGCGCTCGGTCTCGCCGAAGACGGCGCGGTCCTGGAGCATCTGGACGAGCTGGTCGGCGTTCGGCTGGACCGCGGTGTCGGCCGGGCGGCCCTCGATCGTGGTGCTCACGTCCCGGAGCGTCTCACGGGCGACCCATGGACTTCAAGGCTAGGGCCCAGCACCGGCGCGCCGCGCGCCGCCACCACGGGGCCCTCGTCGTCGGGGCGGGCGGGAACCGCAGGTCCTGGGACAGGCGCGGCGTGGTCGTCGGCCGCAGGATCACCTGCGGTCGCGGGAGCGGCGCAGGTCCTTCTTGGCCACGCGCCCCGCCGTCACCTGGCGCTTCAGGAGCTCGTCCCGGATGTACCGGTCCAAGCTCTCTGGCCCCGTCGGGAAGCTCGAGGCCAGGTCCGTCGGCGTGAACGCCAGGCGCAGCTTCGCGCTTCTCCATTCGCCCTCCCTGCGGTAGACGCCGCCCTCGAGCATCGGCAGCTGCTCGACCTCGCGCCAGACGAAGCCGTGGTACGTGAGGCACTGGCGGTAGGGCTCGTCGGTGCGGCCCTGGCGCTGCTCGGCCTGGAACTCGGCGAGCTGCTTCTCGTCCAGCTTGGGCCGCGGGTTGAAGCCGCCGTGATCCTCGTTGCGCCGGATGCGGTCGACCGTCTGCTCGAAGGCGCCGGTCGCCGCGTCGACGATGAAGCTCACGTTACGTCCCCAGCGGCAAAGCTTCCCAATCGTCCGACAGCAGGTCCGTCTGGCTCGCCAGCCACGGCACGAACGACCCGTCGGCCGTGCGCATCATGATGTACGGCAAGAACCGGCAGACCGTCCCCTCTGGCAGCCCGGTGGCGCGTGCGGTGTTGGCGTTGATGGGGATGCCGGCCGGGTAGCCCGCCTGGTAGGCCAGGTACATCCCCTTGCCGTTCCAGCCCGCGCGCGTTACGCGCCCGCCAGCCTTCATCATGTCGATCGCCCAGCCGATGCCGTTACCTCCCATGGTTAGACCTTGGTCCGGTCGAAGGCGCCGTAGGTGTCGTCGTGCGCGCGCTGCCGCGCCATGCGCTCGCCCTCGGTCAGCAACCCCGGCGGGACGACGCTGACGATGTTGTAGCCCTCCTTCTCGAGGGCCTCGACCTCGGGCAGGTTGCGGGCGCCGGCGGCCCCCCGGTCCGTCTGGACCGAGATCCGCTTGAAGTCACCCTCGGCGGCGGCGTGGTGGCCGACGCCGTCCTTGCAGAGGACGACGTCGAAGCGCTCGTCGCGCGGGGCGTAGAAGTCCATCCTCCTCGGGTCCGGCGGCGGCGGGTTCTCATTGGCCATGCCCCAGAGCCTAACCCCGATCCGGGCCGGCGGTCACTTCTGAAGTTTGGCCTTCAGCTTGGTGAACTCTTCCCAGCGCTGGACCGCGACGTCGACGTAGGCCGGATCCTTCTCCATCGCCAGCACCCGGCGCCCCAGGCGCTCGCCCGCGATGATCTGGGTGCCCGACCCGCTGAAGGGCTCGTAGCAGACGCCGCCGCGCTTGACGTGGTTGTTCATCGGGCGCTCGAAAATCTCCACCGGCTTCTGGGTCGGGTGGACGCGCTTCGCCGCCGCGGTCTCGTTCGACACCTCCCAAACGGTCGTCTGGTTCCGGTCCCCATAGAACGGCGGCCGGCTGCCCTTGACCCACCCGTAGAAGCACAGCTCGTGGCGCCAGTGGTAGTCGCCGAACCCCAGCAGCATCCCAGGTTTCACCCAGATGATCTGCCGGTGGAGCACGAGGTTTGCAGCAGCAGCAGCAGCAGCAGCAAAGAATCCCTGCGTCATGTGCGCGTGCCACAGGTACCACGCGGCGTTCGGCGCGAGCGCGTGCTGCAGCGACGCCGCGAAGACGGCCTCGAGGAAGGGCTGGATGTCGGCGCCGGTCTTGTCGTCGTTGTCGATCGACACCTTCCAGATCTGCTTCCGCTTACCACCATCGACCTGCTTCGCCGCGCCTACGCGCTGCTCATCGGTGTAGTCGACGCCGTACGGCGGGTCGGTCGCCATCATCGCCGCGCGATCCGATCCCATCAGCCGCTTCACGTCCGCAGCAACGGTCGAGTCCCCGCACAGCAGCCGGTGCTCGCCCAGGATCCAGAGGTCGCCCGTCTTGCTGCGCGCCTTCTTCGGGCGCTCGGGAACCGCGTTCGGGTCGGTCGCGCCCTCGCCCGGCGCGCCGCCGGCGCGCGCGAGGAAGGTCACGAGGTCCTTCTCGCCGAAGCCGCTGCCGATCAGGTTGCCCTCGCCGAGCTTGCCCAGCATGTCCGCGGTCAGGCGGTTGTCCCACAGCCCCTCGCCGATCCGGTTCGCGCCCAGCAGGTGGCGGCGGGCTTGGTCCATGTTCTCGAAGTAGACGCCGCGGACCACCGGCACGCTCCACTTGCCGTCGCGGTCCTCGATGCGCGCCGGCGGCGGCGCCCCGGCCGCGCGCATCTCCTCGAGCTTCTCGAGGCGCCCGTGCCCCTCGACCAGCAGCCCCGAGGTCTCGTCGAGCAACAGCGGCGTCACGAAGCCCCGGTCCTTGAAGGCCTCGCCCAGGGCGACGAAGTCGTGCCCGCGTGGGTTCTTCGGGAACTTGAGCAGGACGCCGAGCTCCATGTACTCGATCCGCTGGCGTTGCTCGGCCGCGGGCGGGACGTCGACCCTGGGCTTCTTCTTCACTGCGCCTCCAGCTTTGCGGCGGCGCCGGCGTGGCACTCGCTGCAGGTTAGCCGACCGCACTGGCAGCGCGGTGCCCACGACATCTTGGGGATCCTCCAATACGTAGCTGGCCACAGGCGACTGTCATACGGCAGCGGGACCTTCTTCTTGGTCTTGCGACTCATCGCGGGGGCTCGACCTCCACGCGGTACGCGGACAGCTGCTCCCCGTCCGGCAGCACCACCAGCACCGCGCTCGACGGGTTGACCAACGCGCCCAACTGCAGCGCGAGGTCCCCCAGGCGGTCGCGGCCGGCGTCGTCCTTCATCGCGGCGCGTGCACTCTGCGACAGCGTGAACACGAACGCCTTCCGGTCCTCGCCCAGCCCGATGCTGATCGACGTCGTCTCCGCGAAGCCCAGCGCGTCCAGCGGCGTCGCGGCGACCTCGATCACCTTGGCCGCGATCGGCGTGAGGACCGAGCGTTCGTCGATGATGTCTGCCACGGGGGCCGATGCTACACGATCCGGGGCGCCAGCCGATCGGGGTTCGCGTGGAAGTGCTGGCCCCGCATCCCGAGCCCGTACCCGAGACAGATGTGCTCGCGGCCGGGGACCGTCGAATGGATCGGCGCGCTCTCGCTCCACCACGTCAGCGCGTAGTGGCGGCGCCCCTGCTCGTCCGGGCCGTCGTCATAGAACTCGACGCAAGCTATCCTGAGGTTCGGTTTACCCACGGCGGCGCTTCTTCTTCGGCGCGGCGTCCATCGCGGCGACGCAGCGGCCGCAGGTGACGTCATGGCGCCCCCATGCCCAGCCCTGCTCGACGTCGATGTTCAGTCCGCACCGTGTCGCCACCACGCCTTTGTAGAGTTGGTCATCAGTGATCCGGGCATGTACCACCGGCTCCAGCGTCATCTGCTCGCGGACGAAGCAGGCGATGCACGGCACGCTCTCGGGCGCCGCGTGTATCTCCTTCAGCCGCCGGGTGACGAAGCTCCCGCAGGACAGGACGAGCACGTGCACCGTCCCGCCGCGCGGGCCGCGCACCTCCATGACCTTGACCACCGCGTGGAGCGGTGCCTGGCCAGCCTTGTCTCCCATGCCCAGGATATTACCTGCGCCGGACGTTCCCCTTCACCCGGGCGCCGCCGGTCCGGGGCGCCCACTTGTTCGCCGCGTCCCTCGCGAACCAGGTCGCCATCACGCCATCGCTCGTCGCCGCGCGCGGGTAGTTCCGGAACTCATTGTCGAGGTGGCACCAGTCGCACAGGCAGGTCGTCGGGTGGCTCTCGTACTCGGAGTAGGGGATCACCCAGCCGTCGTTCTTGAACTCGACCTCCAGGCCCGGCAGGCCGTACTGCGGGTCTGCCTTCCCCGCGCCGGTGGTGAACGGCATGATCTTCATCCAGTAGGGGAATTTGGCCTTCTCCTTCTTGACCCAGTCGATGATGGCCTGCTGGTAGGCGTTGTTCTCGACCTGGATCCACTGGACGTTGTGGTGGGAGCAGACCTCGGCCAGGTTCGACGCGGTGTCCGGGCTGGTCCAGGCGCCGAACCGGACTTCGAGCAGGTACCGGCGCATCAGCGGTGGCTCGAGCCCCACGACCACGATCGCGTTGCCGGGGCGGTTCTTGGAGCTCAGGTCGACCCCGACGTAGGCCGGCAGCTGGCGCTGGTGCAGGTCCGACAGCAGGATCCCGGTTTTCCGGCACTTCTCAAAGTTGGGGAACTTCAGCTCGCCCGGGGAGATCGGGTTCATCGCGTAGCCGCGGTTCCACGTCCCCTCGTCGCGCGCCAGGTCGTCGAGGGCCTTCTTGGGGTGCTTTAAGGACCAGCACGGTATCGACGGCAGTTGTTGCCCGCGATTCATCCGAGAGTAGCCAGTTTCTCGCGATACCGGCGGGTGTTGATCGCGTTCTGGGAACGGCTGGCGGGCTTGAGGTTGTCCCGCCGGCAGTCCAAGCCGTCGCCGTTCTTGTGGTCCACTTCCAACCCATCGATCGCCTGGCCGGCCCGCTTCGCCACCTCGCGGTGCAGGAGAATGGTCTCGCGTTCCGGTACGGTCTTGTTCCTAGCCGCGTACCAGGTGTCACGACCTTTGAGCGCGCACCAGTTGAACAGTGCCAGGTCAGCGTCGACCAGGTCGACGATCGCCACCAGGCCCTTGGTCAGCTGGATGCGGACAATGTCCCCGTCGATGACTGCCGGGCGCTTCACGTCGATCTGGTAGTACGTCTCCGCCTTGAGGCACCCGCATGAACTCGTCTTCCCCAGGCGCAGCAGCTCACCCATCACAGCACAGCGCTGACCACACGAGCATTGGCACCACCAGTAGACGTTCCGCGCGCGACTCGGCGCTCGTTCCATTACGACCAAGCGACCGAAGATGTCGCCGGTCAGGTCGATAAAGCGCATGGCTTAGGATATTACCGTCGGGATCGACGGGAGCTGCTGGCCGCGGTTCACTCGCCGGCCTGGCCCTGCGCCACGACCAGCATGATGCGCGCGGCCGCCACCATCAGCTGCTCGTCGTCGTGCTTGCCGAAGCTGCTGACGTCGATCTTCCCGCCGGCGTCCACGCTGATGATGATGACCGCGCTCGGGGCCTCATTGGCAAGCACCTCGTGCAGGCGCTTGAGCGAGTCCTCGGGGCGGTCGGCGCCCGGGAGCGCGTGCACCGTGGCGAGCTGGCGGCGGGACTTCCGGGCGGCGGCGGCCTTCTTGACCACGCGATCAGGGTACCAGGTCCGGGTAGACCGCGCGCACCAGCGCGGTGTCAGGCCGGCAGGACCAATGGCGGTTCGACCGGGGCGATCAAGCACGCGGCGCGCCCGAAATCGACCCGTGACGGCGGATTCCTCAATCCGTTTTGACCGAAGTAATCGACCGCTCTCGTCGGTAAATAGTTAGCCGGTTTTGACTCGGCATAAAAGACGTCGACCACGACCTGGTGCTCCTTGGCATGGACGAACTTCCCGAAGCAGTCCATCCCGCAAAAACGGACGAACAGCCACTGCCCGACGACATACTCGCTGACCATCGATGGGGATATTACCCGCGACGGTCGAACATCCCCGCGGGCCTGACCTGATGGTGCGTCCTCGGGACCCAGCGATGCCAGACGTTGATGACCCAACCGCCCCTGTAGCGCCGCGAGACCCAGTAGACCGATCGTCTGCCGTCAGGGACGAAATGCAGCTCGCCCCAGATTCCGCGCGGGTCTTTCGCGGCGTGATTAGCGGCCTCGGGGATCCGACGGCGGCTCATATGTCCCCGGGCGGCTTGATGACGACGTCGCGGCGCACGAAGACGGCATCACTGCGCTCGGCGAGGTCCCCGACGAACATCGCGTTAGGGTTCTCGATCGTGAATGCCCCCACGCGCGGCGGGTACGCGCGGTCGAGCCGGCCGTTCACCACCGACCACGAGACGTTGCGGAACCAGGCCGCGACGTACGCGTCCCGGCGCGCGCCGACGTCGGCCGCGTAGCTGTGCTCGTGCATGTCCAGCGCCAGCAGGACCTCGCACCCCGGGGGCACGCCCTGGTCGTGCCCCCTCACCAGGACGTTGCGCACCCGGTTGTCGCGCCGGTCCCAGACAGCGAGCACCCAGCCGACGCCGGACGCCTCCGCCGCCACGCGGAAGTCAGCTGCCCAGTCCGGGCCCGCCAGCTCGGCGAAGCGGCCGGTCAGCGCCAGGCCGAGACCGTTGGCGCCGCGCTCAAGCCCACCGAAGTACAGCTCGTGCAGCACCACCGCGCTGTACACCTCCGGCCGCCGCCGCAGCGCCGCCGCGCGCGGGTCTGGCCGGTCCTGCTCGGCCTGCCCCAGGTACTCGCCCACGGTGTAGTCGAGCGTCGCGTACGGGACCCGCCGGCCGATCCTGGTGTCCGACGGCAGGCCGTAAGCCGCGCCCTCACCCACCAGCATCAGCTCGACTGCCTCGAGCTTCGCCAGCGCGCCGGGCCACGCGGCGTAGGCCTCGCGCCAGCGGCTGCCGGGGTCGAGCCATACGGCGAAGGTCTCGGCCCAGTCCTCGTCCGGGTGCTTCTGGGCGTAGTGCGCGTTGGCGCCGGCGTCCATGACGTGGAGGTGGCGCACGTAGTCCGTCGACTGCGCGTCGATCGGGAACTCGTCGCGGTAGGACGCGCCGAAGTTGCCGAAGGTGCGCTTCCAGTCCTGTCGCCGATAGAGCTCGAACGCGTAGCCGAGCGCGTGCCCAGCCTCGTGCCGCAGGATCCCCAGTACCTCCTCAGGCGTGTAACGCGCGTCCTGCCCGTTCACGAACGACCACAGCACGTCGTCGCCCAGGTACCACGGCACGTTGATCGACGTCGCCCGATCGGCCGTCCAGAAGTCCGCCTCGCCCAGGTAGAACGTCGGGAACCACGTGATCCCCCTCGCCACGAACTCGCCCTTGAGCTGGTCGATCACCTCCTCGAGCCGGCCGCTGATCTCCTGGAGCGGCAGGTCGCGCACCCGCCGGCGCAGCAGGTCCTCCACCGCCGCGCTCGGCATCGCCGCCGGCGCGGTCAGCGGGCGCGAGGCGATCGCAGCGTCCAGCAGCCGCAGCTCCGCGCACCACCGCTCGTACATCGCCAGGTGGTCGGCGATGACGCGGTCCGAGATGCCGACCAGGCCGCGCTGGCGCAGGGTCGAGAAGTCGACCGCGGAGCCGATCGCCGGGGCCTGGCGCTCGTGCCGGTCGTAGACCGCCGCGACCTCGGGCTTGACCGCGTGGAGGAAGCGCCGCTGACGGTTACTCGCATAAGGCATGGCGGTCAGGATACCAGCCCGAGCGCGCGGCGAAGCAGTTCGACGATGATCTGGCCGATGAAGCTCCCGAACTGGTACCCGACGGTCACCAAGACCACGTCTTTGATGCTGATGCGCGGGCAGTTCCACCAGGTCACGGGGCGGTCGTTGTTCGCCAATGTTCAACCTCGGGTGATCTTCGGGCAGGTGTGGGACTTTTTGAACAGGAAGTTGGGGCTCAGTTGGCCAGCGTGGCGGCGGAGGATGCTGACGGTCACCTGGGGGATGAGGCCGTTGACCTCGCCCATCACGACGATCGAGTCCTCGCCGGTCGCCGGGACGACGTAGTGCTGCACCGAGTGCGGTGGTGCGAAATCAACGATGACCCACGACCAGTCGCAACCGAACGGGCACGCGACCGTGCTGAACCTCTGCCTGTCACTTCCCATGGGTTCCTCCTATCTCAGGGCCAGGATCACGAGGACCTCGACGATGCTGACCGCGATGACGAAGGCCACGACGTGCTGCGCGCTGAAGCGCGGGGCGTCCCACCAGCTCACGACCGTTCCCTGTCGTGCTTGCGGTGCTGCTTCAGGTCCTGGCCCAGCGTCTCGAGGTCCGTCTTCTGCCGGGGCCGCGCGTCCAGCTGGCCCCGCTTCATGTCCTCGCCGGTCGCCTTCTGGGGGTCGATGACCCGCCAGATCATCCGCTGGTCGACGTTCGCCGGGACCAGGACGGCCTCGCTGTGGCGCGCGTGCGGGTTGGGCAGCATCGAGAAGGCCGGGGAGACCATGACGGTGCCCAGATGGTCGCGGGACGGCACGGCCGGGTACCGGCGGCCGAGCAGCGCGCGGTGGCGGGCCGCGCCGCAGAACATGCAGCGGACGACGTAGACGACGTCCGCCTCGCGCAGCTGCTCGAAGTCGGTGATGAGCTCGCAGCGCTCGCCGTTGATGGTGGTCTCCTCGGGCACGCCTAGTTCCACTCGTCGGTGAAGGGGTCGTATGCCTCGAAGCGGAGGCCGCGCCTGCGGAACTCCTCGCGCAGGTTCTCGGCGTCGTCGCCGGAGTGGTGCTTCTCGCGCTGGAGCTGGCGATAGCGCTTGAGTAGGGAGCGGATCGGGTGGCGCAGCTCGGACCGGCACTGTACCTGGTGGCCGTCGCGCCAGTGCTGGAGCATGTCGGTCACGTGCGGCGCCAGGACCACGAGCATCGGGACGCCGACGACGCTGCCCTCCGGTACGGACCAACCGCAGCTGCAGCGGACCAGGTCGCTCACGGTGCCACCTCGGTCAGTCGGCGTATGAGGGTGGCCAGCGCCGGGCCCAGTTCCTTGATAAGGCTGGAGTTGCACTGTTTGATCGGGCGGACGTGGACGGTCCCGCTCTGGCGGAGCGTCGCCACCAGCAGCTGTAACTCGCTCCTTTTCGTGCGGCGGTCCCAGCGGAGCTCGGTCACGAACCCGTCGACCGGGACGTGCTTCACGATGAAGATCGAGTTGCGGCGCAGGTATGCCTCCAGCTTGAAGGCGTCCTCCAGGACCCGGATGACCGCTGGGGCGCGCTGGCTGCGACCGTAGCGCTCAAGGAAGGCCTTGCGGTTCATATCCCCAGGCCCTTCAGCGCTACGCCGAATGAGAAGGACACCAGCAGCCGCCGCCCCTTCTTGACGATCACGACGCCTGGGACCGTCGACAGGTGGCGGATGTAGCGGTCGGCGGAGGCGACGGTCATGCCGTGGACGTGCGCCAGCGAACGCCGGTCGTGGGTCGCGCCGCGGAGCAGGCCGCCCAGGATGGCGCAGGTCGTCTCGATCGTCCCCATCACCGCACCCTCGTCACTCGGCGCACGCGGCGGCGGCGGCCGATCCGCAGGCACTCCTTGCAGTTGACGTGCTCGAGCTGGACCGTCACCCAGTTCTTCGCGGATGCCGCAGCGCCGTCGCAGGCGCTGCGCATCCCCGGGTCCATCAAGTGCAGGACCCGCCTCGGCACTGCAGGCTGCGCCGCCCCCCGGGGTCCGGGGTAGGGGAGGAGGCGGCGCAGCCACCGGAAGAACCTGCGGATCACGAGAGCTTCCTCACGAGGTGGGTCTCCAGCGCCGCGAGCACGAGGTGCGGCGCGATCCCCCGGGCGATGGCCTGGTTCGCGGTCGAGACCAGCTCCTCGATCGTGCCCGGCTCGACCCTGGTGCCCACCGACCTGACGATCAGGTCAGCGTCCTGCCAGCGGTCGACTTCCGCGACCGCCTTGCTGTCCGCGTCCAGGACGACCCAGACTCGGTCGACATGACCGCCAGGACCGTGGTTGAAGTGCTCCTTGAGCGTCCACGGGAGCGGGCTCATCTTCGGCACCGGGGCCGGTTGCCCCAAGAACCCGCGGGAGAACAGGTGCCTGTCGTCATCCACGGACGTTCTCCGGTTCGAGGTCCGGGTCGGCCGGGAGGCTGTCATGCGGCCACGACTCGACCAGCAATCTGGCCTGCTCGACGGCGTGCGACGCGGACGCCAGGTAGCCCTCGGCGATGCATATCTGCGGGTCCGTCATCGGGCACACGCGGGCGAACACCTCGTCGATCAACCTCTCGGCCAGGAGGAGCTGCTCGGCGTCGTTCAGCTGCGCCATCGTCAGGTACTCTCGCGCCTTCGCGATCCGTTGCGACCTCGTGTTCATATTCCTACCTCCGGTGGTCCCCATGCCTGGTCGCCGATCGTCACCCACCCCGGGCGGTGCCGGCGCTCGAACAGCCCGACGTAGGGACCGCCGGCGAGCCTCATCACTACGTCCCTGTAGAACTCCTCGGGCTTGGCCGAGTGGATGTACCTGCCATCGGCGTCGCGCGGTACCGGCGCTGCGAACCGGCTGCGGACGTTGGCCGCGAGTCGCTTCGGTCTCCCGCGCGTAGCGATGATGCAGGTCTCGTGCGCGGCCCTCACGTGGTGCCCCATACCGAACCAGGGCTTGCCCTCCTTCGTGAGCTTCTCCCAGACCACCTCGGATTTCGGGTTGAAGTCCCACGCGCGGACGACCCGGTATGCCTCCTCGACCATCGCCGAGACCCGCCACAGGAACAGGTAGGAGTCGTCGAGCATGGGCGGGATCGGGTACTGCATGATGTCCTCGATGGACATCACGCGGTAGTTCTTAGCAGCACCGCGCCCGGCGCCAGGAAGTCTGTCGCCGAACTTCCAGGCCGGGTCGGACGCCATGGTGGCGAACCGCATCAGCTCTGGGCCCCGTTCTCGTTTCTGGGCTTGGTCAGCACCGCGGTCTGCAGGAGGTCGCGGATTAGGTTCTCGGCGTACTTCAGCGGCTTGAGCCCCCTCTTGACGGCCTCGTGGCACAGCTGGGCCCACCGGTCCGGCGCCTCCTCATACAGCTTGTTGACCACGTCCATGGCCAGCGCCTCGACGTGGTGCGCCCCCCCCCGCTCTGGTCTGTTCACGGTCACGAATGGCGGTCTCATAGCTTGGCGATCCTCTCTCGCAGGGCCCACTCGACCGAGTCGATCTCCTGGTCCACCATGTTGTGCTCGCGCAGGACGACGCGCATCTCGTCGACCATCGTGCTCAGCTCCGCGAAGCGGGTGTCTCGCCGCTCCCCGGTCGGGAGCGGGGTCGCGCTCCGCTGCGCGGGCGTCGGCAGGACCGGCGGCAGGTCCTCCTCCTCGACGATCTCGATGTCCGCCGCCGACACCTCCGTGACCATGGTGACGTCATCGAACGCCTCCCGCGGCGCCTCCCGGTCAGACGGCGCGAACCACCGGTGGTCGTCCTCGATCATCCTCGCTGCTGCCCCCATGTCGCTCCCTCCTCTCATCGGTCGTTCTGATATTACCCGGCACGGTCAGATCGACCGGACCAGCGTCACCAGCGCGCGCAGCCGCGCCGCCTGGTTCACCATCTCCTGCGTCCGCTTCGTGGTGTTGCTCTTCGCCTGCTCGACCAGCGCGCGCGCGATCGAGTCGAGGACCACCGCCAGCGGGAACATGTCGACCACGTCGCGGGTGGCCAGCTCGACGACGGCGGCCTTCCACTGCCTCACGCCGCCGACGTCGACGGCCTCGTCGTAGCCGAGCAGCACGAACGATCCCTCGCGGCAGAGGAACAGGTCCGCCTTACCCGGGGTCGCCGGCGCCGGGCCCGTCGACGCCAGGAAGAGGCCCGGCTCGTCGAGGGTCTTCTCCGTCGTGCCCGCACCGCTCACGGCGCGCGCGATGACGATCCGGCTCGCCAGCGCGCGGAGCGCCGGCCGCACGGCCTCCACGACCGCGTCCAGCAGCTCGACCGACACGGTCTTCTTGTCGGCGGCGGCGGCCGCGTTCGCGTCAGTCGCGTCGGCCACGCCGCGCGCCTGGTGCTTCAGCTGGCTCAGGATCCAGTTCGTGCTCATGGTCTAGTCCCTCCTCATGTACATGGTGCGCTCCTCAAACATCCGCGCGGCCTGCTTGGCGTCGGTCGGCAGCCAGTACGGCGGCGTGTCTGGCCCGACTTCCATCTCGCCTGACTCCGCGAAGCAGTACCAGCGCGCGACCTCGAATACATCGTGCGCGACGAACAGAACCGTCCCGTCCTTGTAGACGACCGCCCAGGTCTTGCCGACGTGGCGCAGGACGGAGACCCGTCTCCCGACCACGCCCAAGCCGTCGCCGTTGGCGGTGTTGGCGAAGATCGTCCTGCACACCGCCTCGACCATGTCAGCGTCGACGCGCGCGCCCAGGACCGCGCAGCAGGAGCCGTAGGCATCCGCGCCGTCGCGGATGACCACGTGACCGGGGTGGAGCCACTCTGCGCAGGCAGGGCCGGCGCAGGGTACCAGGCCGTCCGCGCGCCGGTCCGCGTCCTCGGCCTGCTCGAGCGCGGCGATGACGCTGGGCTCGTCCTCGTAGTGGGATCGGGTCACGCGATGACCTCGATGAGGGACCACCGTGACGGCTCGCGCTGGAGCTGCCGGACCTCGCACCAGGCGTTGCGCAGCATGCCGCCGAGCGTGCACAGGTCCTCGCCCGCCTTCTTGCCGGCGCAGAGCTGGCAGTGCTTCAGGTGGCGCTGGAGCACCGCCCACATGTCCTGGTCGACGCGCTCGATCTCCCGGGACAGGGAGCGCGCCGCCGGCGCCGGGTTGGCGAGGCCGGCGGCGCTCACGCCCCAGCCCTCGCCGGCAGCGGAACGACCGTCAGCCCCAGCTGCGCGCCGGGCTCCTCGTTGGCGGCGCGCACCTTGTCCTGCAGCTCCTGCTCGTGCTTGCCGCAGACCTTGACGTCGACCGACTGGTCACCGTTGGTGATGGTGACCGTCGAGACAGCTGGGGCCATGCACAGGTCCTGCTGGCAGAGGTCGATGACCTGGGTGCTCATGCGCAGTTCCTCTGGAAGTCGATGTCCTTGGTCTTGATCGCCTCGCGCGCCATTGCGGGGGTGTAGCTAGTTTGGTGGTACCGAGAGATCGCCAGCAGGACGTCGTACCAGAGCTCGTCCTCCATGCTGTGGGCCTTCTCATCGTCCCCCTCGGCCGCCACCGCCTCGATCGCGGCGACCCGTTTCCTGACGTCTTCAACTTTCATCTCGTGTCCCTCCATGCGGCCCCCGTCGCACCGGGGGCCGGAGCAGGGCGCGAGCTAGGCCGCCTTCTTGGCCGCGTCCTCCACCACCTGGCCGGCCAGGCGCTCGAGGTCGAGCCGGCGGTCCTGGTCCTCGACCTGGCCGGCGAGCCAGCTGATCGCGTTGCTGAAGCGCCAGGCGGTGTTGCCGGCGGGGAGCAGCTCGACGTCGGGCGAGTTGTACTTCTCGACGATGAGCTTCTCCTCCTCCTTGTTCACGCTCTTCTTGAGGGTCGCGAGGGCCGCGTCGGGGTCGAGCGCGGCCTCGTTGGCACTGCGGACCAGGGTGACCATCTTCTCGATCGCGCCGTCGCCCAGCAGGGCCTTCGCCATGTCGCGGGTCGCGCTGCGCGTGTACTGCTCGTTCAGCTTCTTGGTCCGCGACGAGAAGTCGACGTCGCTCTCGATGCGGCCACCAAGGTGGACGCGGCGGAAGTTGGTCGTGACCACGCAGCCGTTGAGGCAGAGCAGCCGCTCGATCCAACCGAGGAGCTCGCGGGCGCCGTTGCCGTAGTCGCTGGTGCGGTAGTCGAGCCCGATGATCGCCCACTCGCCCGGGAAGATCTCGACCGGCTCGCCCTTCATGATCTTGAAGCTGACCCGGGTGTCGAGCGCGTGGCCCTGCACCACCACCGCGTTGACCTCGCGGGCGAACTCGAGGAGGGAGTCCAGCGCGGGGCGGCTGTCGTCCGTGCGATAGCTGGACGAGAGGACGCCGCGCACCTCGTCGCCCACCGCGCGCACCAGCAGTTTCTCATCGGTGCCGTTGCCGGCCAGCTTCGCCAGGTTGTGCGCGACCAGGTCCTGGCCCCAAGCGCCCTCGGCGAGCATCTCGTTCATGAACTTGATCGGCAGGCCGACCCGCTGGGCCAACTGCGAGCGCGCGTGCTTGTGCAGGCCGAGCGCCAGGCGGCCGCCGCGCTCGCCCTGGGGAAGGACGGCCGCGATCGACCCGTCACCGCGGGCGACGAAGTCCAGCGCCCGAGCCCGGACAATCCGGTCCGCCGGCACCTCGCGCTGGATGCGCTCCAGCGCGACCATCGCCGCCTTCTGGCCCACGTTGATGCGCTCGCGCAGCTTCGCGCGCGCCTTCGCCTCGCGCTCCGCCGGGGAGAACTTGGCGTACTCCGAATGGTGCGCGTCCAGGGTGCGGCGCTGGGGCTTGATCTCTTTCACGTCGATGACTTGTCCGTTCTGCATGGTGGTCTCCTCGGTGCGTTGGTTGTCCGTTCGGAGTGGCTCGCGCCCTCCCCGCCGGGCCCCGTGAGGCCGGGCGGGCAAGGCTGCAGCTACTGCAGGTCCGCGTATGGGACGCTGCGCTCGGAGGTGCGGCCGTTGAAGAACGTGAACGCCACCCGAGCGCGGTGGGTCCCGCAGGCAACCACGCGACCGGCGCGCCAGCCGCCAGGGGCCGAACCATTGCGGAACATGACTCGATCGCCGACCTTGCGACGCCCGCGGCGGAAGGCGCCTGCCAGGGCCACCGGAGTCTTCGCGGCGCCCACCCTCTCGAAGTACCTCGTCTCACGCTCGCTCATCGGGAACCTCCTCGGTTCGTTTCGGCCCGGCTCATCGCCGTCCCGTCCTACGCAGACCACGTTAGTAAATATCGTAACGGTTGTCCACAACTATTTTCGTGGACCGCTCCAGGGTTTGGCGCAGGTGTCAAAGTGCAGGCGGTAGAGGGGGGCGTGGGACCCCTTCTTCACGCGCGCGACGTCGTTTCGCACGACGTTGACGCGCATGTCCCCGTCGGGGTGCGGGTCAGGGTCGAGCGGCAACCGCTTGCCGCTGCGGTCGTCCTGGTACCACCGGATCGGCTTGCCGCACCCCTTACAGAAGGTCGGGTTCACCGCGCGCCTCCTCGTAGATCTCCAGCAGCTCCCAGGCCCAGATCTCGGCGGGTGGGCACCCGGGGGTCTCGATCGTGACCAACCGGCCGCCGGTGACCGTTCGGCACGACGTCACGCGCGTCTCGTCCGCCCACCCGCGGAACCGATCCCGGACCCGGTCCTTCTTGCGCCACGCCCCCAGGTACAGGGGTCTATCGGCATCGCAGGGGATCACGTCCCGGCCCCGCGGAGGAACTCCTCGACCTCGCCACACGGCAGGCCCGTGTACCGCTGCACCAGCTCGCGCGCGTCGGCCACGTTCTCCGTGATGTTCCACGCGCGGCACAGCCCTGACGGGTGCGGCAGAGTGACCACCGTGTGCCCGTGGATCATGTCCAAGCCGACCCCAGAACAACCCGGCGTGCCGATCAGCTGGTTGAAGGCGCTGCGCACCCGGACTCCCAGCGTGACGATCAGGTCGTGCGCGTCCCAGATTTCTTGCGCCCGCGCGCGCGCCGCCTTCATCGACCAGTCCCCGACGCAGAGATTGTACTTCGGCAACGGCACGTAGCTGCGCACCGTGAGCCCCAGGATGCGCCGGAGACGGTCGCCGCTCGCGTTGCGCGGCTCGTGGTAAAGCGCATAGCGCGGGTTGGCGCCGTATGGGTTCAGCTCCCCGACGATCGCGACGCTCACAGCGCGCGCTCCGGGATGAACGCCAGGATGTCCGGCGGGAGCTCGCGCAGCCCCTGGTGCCCGACCATCGGGATCGGCGGGAAGCTCACCTGGTTGCGCAGGTGCCACGCGAAGCGCTTGGGGCCGTAGTCACCGAATGCGTACTCACGCATCCCGATCACCGCCGGGTCGACCTCCTCCGTCGGGGTGCAGCCGTAGACCTCGACGGTCCCGACCAGCGCGCCGAGCGGAAGCGCCTCCGAGTGGGTGAAGCCGGCCGCTTCGAGCGCCTCGTAGAAGTGCGGCTGCGTGAACACCTCACGCAGCGCCCTGACGGACTTCGCGGCGTGGATCGCGATCCGCTGCGGCACGACGCCGAGGGGCCAGCCGCGCGTCTCGATGCCCTTGCTGCCCAGCACCATCAGCTGCGCGTAGGGCTGCCAGGCCGACAGAACTTTCATTGCTCCCTTTCGTCGACCTTAAAACCGAGATCCCTAAATGCGTCTCGGATCCCCAGGCGCACCGCCACCTGAACTTGTCCTAGCTCCTCGTCTGTCAGCTCTCCCCGCCAGCGCGCGCGCAGCCAGCGCCAGATGCGTTTCACAGCGGGAACTCCCGGACCCGCAACTCGTTCGGAAATTCTTCTATGTCCCCGCCCTTCTTGCTGCCGCGCAGCTGGATGAGTTGGCCGCCGTCGACCGGCCGCGCGCCGAGCTGCTTGACCAGGACCGGGACCTGGGCGCGCTGGCATTGCCGGACCAGGGAGCGCATCCAGGCCAGGTCGCAATCGCGCGCGCGGTTCCCGCTCTCGCCGCCCACGATGACCCAATCAATGCCCGTCTGCGCGTCGACGTCGTGCTCGACGCCAGTCCCATAGTCGGTCCGGTGCTCGACGTGCTTGAGGTCCCATCCGGGACCGTAGTCGCCGTCCTCCTGGTCGACGTCGAAGATGTTGACCGGGCCCAGCAGCGGCTCGGCGCTGACGAACTTCACTGCCGCCGGCACCTTGCGCAGCAGCGGGATCCGCAGGTCGGCGTACTCCTGGGTCTCGACGCTGACCCCGACGTGGACGTTGGATAGCGGCCAAGCAGCTCGGCCTGCTATCGGAGACCTTGATTCTTTCTGGACATCGATCCCGGCGACGTCCTGCGTAAGGAATGCGCACGTGGAACACAGGGCATACGAATCCTGCAGAAACGGATTACCGGTAAAACACTGGCCCTTGATCCACTCGAACCATTGGGGCAGGCGCTCCGCGCGTTTCGTCAGCACCTGGTGGGTGTGGTGGGGCGTCGCCGCCATCACCCCGAAGCAGGCCGCGATCCACTCGTCCGGAACCCAGCGCCCGAACACGTCCGTCATCGAGCACCAGAAGAACTTCGTCGGCTGCCGGCGGCGCAGTACCTGCCTCAGGACCTCGGGGTCCAGGTAGACCTCCAGGTCGTCGATCTCCGCGTCCTCGAACCGCGGCATGCCGAATCGCGGCTGGAAGCTCGAGCTGTAGCAGTTCTTGCAGCCGGGGCTGACCTTCTCGCAGTAGTGCCCCGAGCGCGCGCCCGGCTTGTTCTTCGGCCGCGCGCGGATGGGGTTGACCGTAAATTGGCTCCATTCAATGGACGTTTCGCCCACGCTTCATCTCCCTCTCGTGGTGGCACCGACTACAGACCACCTGGACATCCCCATGATGTTCAGCAGCGTAGCCACGATAGTGGTCGTGTTCATGTCGCCGATCCTTGCCCAAGTGCCCGCAGTCGGTGCACGGGACCGTGTTTGGGTTCGGCCTTGAACCGTTCTTGACCTCACGATTGATCCGCGACCTGGCTTGGATCTTGTCGCCATCGCGGCCAAGGGCCGGAGCCGGCCCCGGCTTACCCGTAAGAGGGTTCGTCTTTGGCGCGGGTTCCCACCCTGGAGGATGCGTCGCCGCCCTGGCCTTTGTGCACGCCGCAGCTAACCCGTCATTGCGGCTCTTATCCGCGCCGAACGCTGACCGCGGGTGCCATGTGTCGCAGCCGAACTCCAGGCCGAGCTTTTTGGCGGCTATCTTCAGGACGCCGACGCGGCTACCCATGGACGGGATATTACCCGCCCGGTCAGTTGACCTAGCCGCGGAGGCGGCGGGCGAGGCGGGAGCCGGACCTGCCGAGCTTCTCGGTGATAGCGGCGGCGGCGGCAGGCCCCGGGATGACGCGGGGGGCGCGGCGCGCGGCGACGTGCCCGCTGCCGACGCCGTCGTCCTTGAAGACGTCGCTGACCTTGCCTGTGCCGATGTCCCTGACGATCACGTAGCCACCGGCCGTCATCCCGTTCCAGGACGTGAGCCTGCCCATCCGGTCGAACGGCGCCTTGCCGCCCGGGTCGAAGGCGGACGGCAGCAGGTAGTTCGACACCTGCACCGAACGCGTCTTGCCGAGCACCGTCGCCTGCTGGACGTAGAAGTCGCCCTCGACGCGGTCGCAGAGCTCGTGCGCCTGCTCGTGGTCGTCGTCGAACGGGTCCCAGAGGTTGACCGTCGGGTCGGCCATCTCCTCGGCGACCTCGTGCGACCCGGTGACCGACGTCTCGGCCGTCACCTTTATCTCGGCGAACACCACCCCGAGGTCGTCGTCGTGGAACCCGGAAGCGCCCGGCACGTCGATCTGGGGCAGGACCTGCAGGATGCGGCAGTCGATCGGCAGTCCCTCGGCCGTGCCGTAGAAGACCACCGGGGTGTACTGGACCCCATGCACGTCCGCGACCTCGCGCGCCTGTTGGTTCCAGGCTTCGGCCCAGAATGCCGCGTCCCCGTCGTCGAGCCCGGGGACGCGGTTGACGACGGCGATGCAGCTCATGGCGCCCCTGGGGGCGCGGTGCCGGATCCCCCGTCCGGCCCGGACCTCCAGGCGATCGCCGCGCTCGCGCGCCGCCACCTGAGCAGCTCCTGCTCGTCGGGGGCGGAGGCCGCGGGGAGGTTGTTCACGTTGCTCGCCGCGTCCTTCTGGACCTCGGCCAGGGCGCAGTCGACCGCCGCCCAGCCCGCCTGCTTGGCGATCGACGCCAGGCCGGCCAGGACGCACGCGGGGAGCGCGCTGACGCTGCCGCCGTCGCACACGACCGCCGTCGAGACGTCGTTCAAGATGCCGCGGGCCACGGTATTCGTGACCTGGTTCCCGCAGTCCTTGACCGTCGCGACGACAGCCGTGGTGGTGGCGCAGCTCGCGACCTGGGACGACAGCCAACCACCGAGAGCTAGCAGGAAGATGTAGCGGCAGACGGTGCTCATGGGACCGATGCTGCCACGCTCGGCCCCCGGCCGTCTAGGGCCAGGGGCCGAACAGGAGCAGCGCGCCGAGCAGCACCACCGCCGCGGTGGCGACACGCCACCCCAGGTCGGCCAGGTACTCGCCGGCGCCCGTCACGGCTAGTGGACCTCGGGCTCACCGTCACCGTCGGGTGGGATCTCGCCCTCGTCGTCGACGTCGCCGTGGTCATTGTCATCGGTATCCGCCTCGCCGGCCTTGGCCTTCTTACCCCTGGCCTTGAGCAGGTCCTCCTGGCGGTCCTCCTCGGTCATCGTCCGGTCCTCGACGACGTCGCCGGTATCGCGGCGGCGGACCAGCACCTTGTGGTGGATGAAGTCCTTGACGACGTCGCACAGCACCTCGCGGTCCTCGGTGCCGTTCTCGATCTGCGCGCGGAGGGTCTCGATCTCCCCCTCGAGCTCCTTGATCTTCTTCCGACGGGGCAGGATCTCCGCGTTCATCTTCTCCTGCTCGTCCTTCTTCTCGGTCAGCGCGTGGACGATGCGCTTCTCCTTCTTCTTGGTGACCTTCTCGTCGATGGCGCAGGGCAGCATCCGCTTCACGCGGCTGACGATCTCGTCCTTCTGCTTGGGTGTGCGTGGGTTCCTGGGCTTGGCCATGGCGGGTTCGGCTCCTCTCAGTGCGTGGTGGTTTTGGCGGTGAGCTCACTTCGGAGCTTCTCGCCGTACTTCTTCGCGATGAACGCGCCGACCTGCTCGCCGGCGAGGATGAGAGCGCGCCGGCTGTCGCCGGACGGGAGGTCGCGGTAGATCGCCGTCAGCGCGCCGTAGTGCATGAGCACGATGGTGATGTCGGGGGGGATGCTGCCGGCCTCGCGCACCCGCTCCTCGACCCCGTTGTTCGTCTTGGTGGTCTCGGCGATGACGATGGCCAGGAGCTCCTGGAGCTTGGCCAGCGGCGTCTCCCCGAGGCCCGGCGCCGCCTCGACCACGAGGTCGCCCAGTTCCTTGGCTTCCTTGGCGTTGATGCTCATGCGGGGGATATTACACGGCCCGGGCGTACTCCCCGTGGAGACGCTGCGCGGCCTCAGACCGCGCGGCGACCGCGGTTGACAGGTCAGCGAACAATCCCAGGTAGTGGGCTTTCTTATTGGCCTGGATGTGGACCTGCCATTTCTGGCTGTCCTGCCTCCATGAGATCCCTTTGAACCCGCTCTTGTTGTTGCGCGGCTTCCTCGCGTTGTGCTTGTTCTGACCGCTGGACGCGCGCCTCAGGTTGACCCGCCGGCAGTTGAGTCCATCGCCATCGTGGTGATCGACTTCCCGCCCGTTCAACTTGAGCCCCATCCGTTTCGCGATCTCGCGGTGGAGCTTTATGCATTCCCGACGGGGACGCGGGCCATTGCGATGCGCGTACCACCGCAGTCCGTCCTGACTGGCCTCCGTCGTCCAATTGAAGTACGCGAGGTCCGCATCGATCAGGTCGACGATCGCGACCTTGCCGCGCGTCAGCGGGATCTCCACTCGGTCCTCGAAGATGCGCAGCGGGCGGCGCAGGCGAGCATTTCCGTGGGTCATCTCTTCAATATTGCCTCCAACCCGACCGTATAGTCGTCGCCGACATTGAAGACTTCCTGGTCGTATTCGGTGTGGCTCTTAGCGACCCTTTGGACAAGAAACGCCCACTTCTGGTCGTGCATCAAGTCGTAGGTCGCGTCGTCCGGGTCCCAGGGCGTCGCTATCCAGAGCGCGCGCCCGGCCTTCTGGTCGAGGCGGGAGAGCCACGTGCGGCGCACGAACTCCTTCACCTTGCGCCGGCTGCCGGGCTCCTCACTGTTGAGCTGGTCGCAGACGTCGTCGAAGATCTCGACGTCAGCGCGCGTGCCGACGCCGGCAGTCAGGACGCCGCGCGCGTGGAGCGTGGGATCGATCGGGCCGCGCATGCGCGCCACCTCGAGCTCGTGGTCGGTCCACTTCTCACCTGGCACGATGTGCGGGAAGACCTGCTGGTACTCGACGGTCTCCATGATCGCCTTCGCGGCGCCGACCCGGCGCTTGGCGTAGTCGTCGTGGTTGGCCACCAACTTGATCCGGATCTGCGGGTTGCGCCCGATCAGGTAGCACGACAGGGGCACCGCCAGGGTCGACGACTTGCCGGACCCGAACGGCGCCAGGATGCCCGCGTGCAGGCCGCGCGACCAGCAGTAGGTCAGGTGGTGGCACCACATCTTGTGGATGTGGTCCAGCTCGATGCCGGCGCCCTCCTCGGAGCGGCCGGCGAACTCGATGAAGTTCTGGAGGCTGGTGCGCGCGTCGATGACCCGCTGCTGGTACTTCGCGCGGGCTATGGCGACGTCTGGGTTGTATGCGAGCGCACCCACGTCGCCCGATGTTACGCGATCGACGCGGGGTAATAACAAGCGCAGAGAGGAGACCCCATGCGAGTGACTGACGACGTGATGCTCATCCTGGCGAACTGCCGCACCGAGGCGGACAAGCTGTACCTGCCCGAGCAGCTCGAGAGGAAGACCTACGAGAAGGTGAACAAGGTCCTGGAGGCGGCCGGCTGGAAGTGGTCGCGGAAGGACAAGGCCCATCTATCTGACGGCGGCGCGGCCGACGCGCTCGACCAGATCGTCCTGACGGGAGAGGTGGCTCGACCCCAGGACTTCGGCTTCTTCGAGACCCCCGAGGTGGTCGCCGGCCTGCTGGTCGACGAGGCGGACGTGAAGCCGGGGCACAAGATCCTCGAGCCGAGCGCCGGGCGCGGCGCGCTCGTCCGGCGGGTCGCCGACCTCGCGGAGGTCGTCGACTGCTACGAGGTCCAGGCGAAGCACTGCGCCTACCTGCGCGCTGTGTTCGCCGGGTTGCCGGTGGTGACCGAGGAGGCTGACTTCCTCGCGGTCACGCCGATCCCGCTCTACGACCGCGTCATCATGAACCCGCCGTTCGCGAAGCGACAGGATGTCGCCCACGTGCTCCACGCGCTGAAGTTCCTGAAGCGCGGCGGCGTGCTCGCGGCGGTGATGTCGGCTGGCGCGCGCTTCCGGCAGGACCGGATCGCGCAGGAGTTTCGCGCCGTCGTCGACTCGGGCGGCGGGTACATCGAGGACCTCCCGGATGGCGCGTTCCGCGAGTCGGGGACGAACGTGCGGACCGTCCTGGCGGTGATCCCCTACCGGAGCTGAGGCAGCACCCGCACCGTCCAGCACCCGAGGGGCGGCGGCGGGTAGGCGCGCGGCTCCGATCCAGCCGCGGTCGCCACCGCATAGACGTAGACGATGCCCGGGGTCAGGGTCTCCGCTGCCTGCCAGTCGTGCGAGACGTACCCGCCCCGGGCGTCGACGATCGTCCCGGTCGACTCGAGCTCCCGCGCGCAGCAGCCCGGCGTCCTGACCCGCCAGATGACCGTCTTCCCCGTGAGGTCCTCCGCCGTGCCGTCCGCGTTCAGGAGCTGGCGCTGGAAGGGAGGCAGCAGGTCCCCCTGCCCGATCTCGAAGTCTGGCGTCACCTGGTCCTCCCCGTGATCTCGACGTGGTAGTAGCGCCCGCCCCCAGGGTAGGTCCGCGGTCGACCCGCGCCGTCGATCGTCACGAACTGCACCAGCATGTCCCCCGTCGGGATCCCGCGTAGGTCCTGCTCGGTCCACGCCTTCTGGACGATCCCGCGGAGGGCGTCGACCACGTCGGCGGATTCGACGCGCACCGCGCGCGCGTGGTCGGCCGGCATCGTCCTGCACACGACGGTCAGGCCGGTCAGGTCCGCGGGCCCGTCCTCGTCCTGGAGTTGGACGACGAACGGCGGGGGCAGGGGGAACTTCGGCAGGGCCGGGGCGGGCAGCACCGGGTAGGACGGCGGGACGATCAGCAGCTCGACCGGGTACCGGACCCGCTGGCGGTAGAGCGTGGGCTCTACGTCCAGGAAGACTGCCAGCACCGGCGGCGGCATCAGCAGGCCGAAGTCCGCACCGCCGTGGAAACGAGCCGCCGGCATGGTCGGGTACGGTCGGCGCGGCGGTGGGCTGGCCGGTTCCCAGCCGGTCGGGCCGAGGACCACGAGCTGGGTCCCAGGGACCTGCTCGACGCGCTGGGGCGCCCGGGCCAGCAGCACGCGCCCGCCGGCGTCCGGCGCGAAGTAGGGTAGCAGGACGGCCAGGGGCGGCAGGACGGCGTCCTGGGCGATCTGGCGCGCGCCGGGCGGCCTTCCCTGGGCGGGCCCGGAGTCCCAGCCCCAGGGCAGGATCAGGGCCCCCGGGGGCAGGGATGACCCGGGGATGGGGAGGCGCGGCGCCGCCGGCGGGCGCAGGAAGGCCGGCTCCCAGCCCGAGGGGGCCAGGACTACGACGGGGGAACCGACCGGGCCGGCGACCTCGAAGCGCGCGACGCGCGGCACCGAGCGCGGCTGCGCCCCCTGGGGTTCCCAGCCGGTCGAGGCGGCGGGCGGGAACAGGAAGTTGCCGGGCGGGTCGGCCTGCTCGACGCGCGGGATCCAGGGCACGCGCGGCGGCACACGGCCGGGCGGCTCCCAGCCCCAGCTCGAGTTGACCAGCTGAGGGATGATGGTGCCCGGCGGCACGGCCAGCGGGGACGGGCGCGGGATCGGCGCCGGCGCGCGCGGCGGCAGCGGCGGCACCTCCCAGCCGGTGACGCCGAGCTGCGGGGCGAGCGGCGCCAGCGCGAAGGCGTCCGCGACCATCCGCGCGCGCGCCACCGGCGGGGCCAGGATGACGGCGACCTCCCAGCCGGTGGGCAGGATGATCCCGGGGCCGAGGGGCTGCGCCTGCTCCATCGGGCGCGGCGGCGGGACCGGCGCCGGCCCGCGCGCGGTCGGCTGGTCCAGGCCCGGCAGCAACGGCGTCGACGACGTGAAGGGCCGGAGCTCGAGCGCGGGCGCGCCGATGCGCGGCGGGGTGCCGGGCGGCGGTCGGTTCGGGGGCTGGTCCAGCGTCGAGAGCAGCGGCGTCGACGCGGTGAAGGCGCGCAGCGGCCAGTCGGCGCCGGCGGCGTTGCGCGGCACCGGCGGCGGCGGGCGCGCGCCGGGTAGCTCCCACCCGAGGACGCCGACCGGTGACGACTGCCCCAGCGGGCGCAGCTCCAGGGCGGGGATCGGGGCCCGGGCCGCGGGCGCGCGCGGGGGCGTCGCCAGCAGCTGCTGCAGGACCGACGGCAGCGCCGCCACCAGCGGCGACAGGAACCAGGCGTCCGCGCCGCGCTCGACCGCCGGCGGGACGGGCGGGCGCGGCGGCAGCGGCGACTGGTCGAACCACGTGCCCTGGTCCGCGACCAGGGGCGCGAGCGCGTCCGTCGACTGCTGGTACTGCGCTGTCTCTACGATTTCTGGCATGGCATCACGCCGTCATCACCAGGACCCAGTCGGAGAACCCCGTCCCATTGTCGCCGGGGACCGTGAACGTGTGGGTGCCCGTGTTGGCGATCGACCCGGCCGAGGTAAACGCGGCGGTCGACGGGTTCCACCACTGCGCCGTCGCCGTCCCGCGCATCACGGTCATGTCGACGGTGAACGTGCTCGCGCGGCTCGGGCCGGCGTAGGCGATCCAGAGCGACCCGGCCGGGTTGCAGGCGGACGCGACGTAGTTGGCGTTGTCGGGGGTCCCCGCCCCGGACGTGATGAGCGTGCCCATCGTGCTCTGGCCAGACGGGATCAGCGTCCACCACGCGATGGACTTCCAGAGGGCAGCGAGGCGCGTGATGTCCTGGGTGGTCTGCGTGTTCTTGTGGAGTTTCCAGTTGTCGGTCGCGGGCGGCGTCCCCGTCGGGTTGAACGGCCAGATGTAGCCGTTGCCCTGGATGAACCCGCCGATCGTCTCGATGATGGCCCACCAGGGCCAGCGCCGGACGGGCTGCGTCGCGATGGTATTGATGTTGTTGCCGTCTGGCCCCTCCTCGTCGTAGGGGCCCTCGATCATGAAGGAGGGGATGGCGCGCGTCGTGGTGCCGAAGGCGTAGGCGCGCCGGCACTGCGCGATCACCGTCGGCCAGTCGTAGCCACCATTGATGGTCATGGCCGCGCCGAGCGGACCGGTGCCGTCGCTCGAGATCGACCCGCCGTTGCGCTCCGCCGTGAACTGGGGCCCCGAGCGCTGGCCCGACACCGACTGCAGCCCGGTGATGTGGTCGTCCTCCTCGTCGAACCCCGAGGCGGTGTCTCCCGCGGTCCCCCACACGATGTTGGGCTGGGGCTTATAGCGGTTCGCCACGAACGCGCCGTACGCGATCGTCGCGGGGTCGCCGTTGGCCGTCATGGTCGTCTCCCAGCCCTCGCTGCTGTCGATGCCGAGGTAGGCGGAGAACCAGACCATCCACAGCTTGCGCGTGCGGCAGGCCGCGACGATGTTGTCGACGTTCGCCCAGAACGCCGCGTTCGGCGTGGACAGGTCGGGCTTGCTGCCGGAGAAGGAGCCGGTGGTCCAGGTGGACGTGTCGAGCAGCTTGTTGAAGGGGAGGTTGCCGTTGCAGTCGAACGGGTTGTTGTGGATGGCCGCCAGGTTGCACGGTATCTGGCACTCGATCCCGGTGTAGCCGCGCGCCACGGTGTCGTCGAGGAACTCCGCCAAGTCCGAGCTGCCGAGGCTCTGGATGCCCCAGGCGGTGCGCGCGATGATCGGCACCGGCGCGCCGTGGGAGTCCACGAGGAAGCGCCCCGTGGCGTCGGGCGCGAACGGGAAGCTCTCGGTGCTGGGCGCCGCGCGCGCCAACGCTCCCATGGGGGCCCAGCGCCGGATGCGGCGCGGGCGCACGACCTGCGCCTCGTCGTTGACCAGCAGCGCGGGCAGCGAGGCCACGATCGGCGCGCCGACCCAGGGCTGCTGCTGGGGGCGCGGCCCGCGCCAGGGCGGCGCGATCGCCGGGTGCTGGTGCAGGAAGTTCCGCACGGGTGAGGACTGCCCGAGCGGCTGCATCGAGACGTCCGGCTGGAGCACGCGCGGCCGCGCCCAGGGCGGGACGCGCGCCGGCGGCGCGAGGTCGCACCACGGCTTGATCGTCGGCGTGGCCAGGGCGGTCAGCGTCCACGGCACGGACGTGTGGCGCGGCACGGACGACGGGCGCCGGTCCATCCCCTCGGTCGCCAGGAAGGACTTGATCGGCTGCGAGGCCCCCAGCGGCTGGAGCGTCCACTGCTCGGCCTGGCGATCGCCGGTCGACTGGAACGGTGGTCGGCGGGGCGGCGCCTCGTCGGAGATCGTGGTCACGGCCCCACCCGATGAGCCGATGTCGTCGAACACGACCAGGGCGGTGATGTGGATCGTGTTCGCGATCGCGGTGAACGTGCCCGCGATCGGCGTGGTGGCGGAGGTGTTCTTGCCCTCCATGCGCACGCCGCCGTAGGTCGCCCAGCCGGTATAGTTTGCGTTCGGGCTCGTCCATCCGGTGCCCGTCGCCGGCGCCGTCGAGCCCGACATGTCCATCGAGATCGCGACGGCGAAGTTGGGGGACTTCGACAGCGTGCCGGAGCTGCCGCTGGTGACGGCGTCGGTCCCCGTCGTGGGGGCGGTCTGCAAGTTACTGACGTGCTTGTCGATGCCCCCCGGCGCGATCGAGCCCGAGATCTCCGCCATGCCGAAGCCGCGCGCGGCGACGGCGGCCGTCCAGGTCATGGTGATGACGCGGACCGCGCTAGCGCTCGTGTTCTCCTTGCAGAAGACGTAGAAGCGCTGGCCGTCCGTGGTGTCGGTGACGTCCTCGAGCTTGGTGTACGCCGCGAGGTTGGTCGGGTCATCGTCGGCCACGCTCGGGTCGCCGGCGCCGCCGGTGTCGTTGGTGCCGATGGCGAGGATCGAGCTGCCGGCCGTCACCGCGGGGAACCCGGGCGGGTTCGACGTCGTCGAGGTCCCGGACCCCGACACGGTCAGGATCAGCGGGTCTTGCTTGAACGCGCCGGCCATCGGCTAGGTCCCGACCTTCACCTGCGTGACGGTGCCGGCGGTGTTGACCCAGTAGAACTCCCCGTTGTTCCCGACGGGGAACATGGCCTTGCAGCTGGCGCACCACAGGCCCTTGCGGGCGCGCGCGGGGCGCCGCGGGTTCTGCGCCAGGCCCACGACCTCGTCGTCATAGCGCAGATGCGTGACCTCGCCGCACGCCGCGTGCTGGTAGCTGTGCCAGTGCGGCCGGGCATACGCCCGGGCCTTCTCATACGCGGTCAGCCGCGCGGTCGTCCCCGCGCGGTCGAGCGCGGCCCGGTCTGGGTGCGGCGGCACCTCGTGGGCCAGGGGCAGCTTCGCGGCCTCGTCTGAGGCCATCCTCTTCCCGATCAGCGGCACGGGTTCACCTCCTCGGCCGCCGCTGGCCCACCGGTCAGCCCAGCCCGATAGACTCCAGGAAGCGAGCGCGGCTCTCGACCCTCTCCAGCTTCCTCTCGAACGGCGTGCAGCGTCCGTTCGTTGCGCAGCGGATGCAGATGATCGCGAAGCAGTTCCCGCACCAGCCCGACGTCTTCCCCGGGTCCACCCCGGGACCCTTCGTCTCGACGATGCCGTTGCAGTGCTGACATGTGTGGGTCTCGATCTCTACCTGGGCCTGACCCGGCATCGAGATCAGGATGGCACCGAGCGCCCTGTGCTGCCCCGCCGCCATCAGGTCACCAGCGGTGGAAGGCCGCCGGGCGCGCCCACCTCGACGCGCTTGCAGGCGGCGCACGGGCCGGGGATGAAGCGCGGCGGCGGGTTGCGCCACCGGCTCCGCTCCTGCTTCACGAGCCCGCCGCAGTCACCGCACCGGATGTCCTCCAGGCCGCCCTGTCCTGGGAGCGCCGGTGCGGTCACGTCTGTGGCGCCCGCGTTGTTCGGGTCCGCGATCATCCCGCGATGTTACTCGCGGAAGGTCGCGTCGACAAAGACGTTCGTGCCGACGCCGCCGGCCGACTGAAGCTGCCAGCCGATGCCGTTCGCCGTGGTCGCCGGGATCACCAGTTCGCCCTCGGTCTGGTAGGGCATCCAGGTCCACGTCGCGCGCGGGTTGCAGAGGATGTCCTTCAGCTGCGAGCTGGCCGTGTAGGTCGGCTCGACCGAACAGTTGACGCCGGCCGTGGTCTCGCAGGCCGTCTCGGCCGGGTCCACCGGGTTCGGCGTGAACGCGGTCGAGGTACCGAGCGCGGTGGCGCGCTTGACCTGCATCTCGTAGCCGGCGTCCGAGGACGGCGTGCCCGAGGCCGACAGCACGAACTGCGTGATGCGGGTACGGGGGCTCGAGGTGCCACCGCTGCCAATGATCAGCGGCGTCTTGGTGGCCGCCACTGCGATGGAACCGGAAACGGAAAAGCTGGGCATCGTCGATCTCCTTGGTTTGAGGACCCCCGCGGGGCCCAGACCAAAGAATCTCAGTGCGTTACTTGGCCGTCAAGATGGGGGGGGCTACGAGAAGCTGGTCGCGACCTGGATCAGGGGCGCCGGTGCTTCCTGAGCGTGCAGGACGATGGCCCGCCCCTCCTCCCACAGGAAGGCCAGGGAGCGCAGGCGGCCGCCCGATCCCGAGCGCTTCAAGACCTCGCGCGCCATCGCCGCCACCTGCTCGAGCTGGTCATCCAGGGTCGAGCCCGGCGGCAGCTCGCGCGTGTTCCCGGCGAGCTGGTCGCGCAGCTGGGCATTCTCCTTCAGTAAGGCGTTCTTCGCCGCGATGGTCCTCTCGTGGATGGTGAGGAGGTTGATGACCAACTCGGTCACGGCGTCCTCGACTGCCTGCTCACCATCGCGCCCGCCGAGCGCGCCCTGGGCGAGCCCCCGGGCGTAGGTGGCGCGTTCCTTCTCCTGCTCCTCGGCTGTGCTCATACCCGGGGATATTACCCGGGCGGCGGCGTCTTCCCCGGCGGCACCGCGGCGGCGATCGCCTGCGACGGCGTCTTCGAGTAGGTCGCCGCGATCGTGCCGAGGGTTACCAGGCCGCCGGCGATCCCGAGCCACTTGTTCGGCACGAGACCCAGACCCTGGATGGTCTTCACGACGTCGCCGACCATCGCGACGACGGCCACCAGGCCGCCGACGATCCCGGTGATGACCGAGAACACTCGGAGGACGCGGTTCGTCCAGATGAGCTGCAGGTTCTTGTCCATGGTTCAACCTCCGAATGCGGTGCGGATCGACTTGCCGACCAGCTCGATCTGAGCGCCGGCCTTCCCGATCTCCTCGACGGTCCGCGCGCCGATCGGGTCGCGGGCGACGCGGATCTCGTGGCAGATGCTCGTGAGTCTGTGTACCGCCTCCTGCAACGGCGCGACGATCGAGATCAGCGCCAGGACGTACGGTCGGTGCTCCTTCAGCGTGACCTGCGGGAGCTGGGGCGGCGTGTCGTTGAAGCTCTGGTCGTCGTCCCTGCCGTTATCACTCATCGGGTTTGCCTCTCGATCATTGGGGGTTGCGCCCTCGCCTCCTCGCCCCTCGCCCAGGACTTCGCGACCGCGCCGACCGCCGCGAGCGCCGCCGCGATGAGGATCGCCTGGAACACCCTGTCCCAGCGCTTCTTCAGGCCGTCGAGCTCGCCGAGCTTACCGTTCATGGCGTGCAGCTCCTCGCGGATACCGCGCAGCTCGCCCGCGAGCTGGCCGTTTACCCGGTGCTGCTCGGCCAGCGCCTCCTCGACGTAGTCGAACGCCGTCGGTGTCGGCAGGAGGCGGAGGCGCGGCTGCGGGTGGGGCATCGTTCCTCTCCTACGGCATCGCGTTGGCCGTCGGGTACTTCGACAGCCGGTTCGAGATCCCCAGCGTGGTCGGCGGCGTGCCGCCCGTGGTGTAGGTGATCTTCGTGTCGTCCCCCCCGAACGGGTAGAACTTCGCGAACGCCTGGTTCGCGGTCGTCGCGTTGCCGGCGCCGGCGGCGCCGTTCACGGCGCGCCACTGCCCGGCGATCATGTAGTAGACCTTCACGGTCACGATCTGGTCGCCGAACAGAGACAGCAGCGCGCCCTTGATGTGCGAGCACGAGCGGGACTTCGCGCCACTGGCGGCCAGCGGCTCCATCTGGTACCGCCCCGCCTCGACCCTGGTGGTGTCGTAGATCGTCACCTCGGTGGTCGCGCCGGGGATCGCGGGGAACGTCGACGCCTCCTGGTGGACGTCGGAGTCGTGGGTGTCGAAGTCCGTCTGGAGCATGTCCCCCATGTTGGGGGTACGCCTAGCAGGCGGTCAAGTACCGCCCGCCAGGACCAGCCGCACCTTCTGCGCGATGTCATCGAAGAACGGGCCGTCTCCCAGGACGGCCTTGAGGGCCTGCTCGTAGTCGTTCCGCCCCGCCAGGACCCCCTTGTTGAAGCCGGTCAGCCACTCGCCCCCGTCGTGCGGCTTGGTCACTTCGGCAGCTATGTCCCCGTCCCCGATCCTCGTCTCGGCCGCGATCTCGGCGTCGGTTACCTCGACTACTTGGTCGCCGTCCAGGGTCTCGACGTCGGTGTCGTCTTCGTCGCGCACAGCGCGGCGAGCATAGATCGACTAGAGGTCATCCGTCCCCTGGGCATCCCGTCGCCGACGCTCCTCGGCGAGGTCCCCCGGCACGAGGATGGGCTTCCGGATCAGGATCACCGAGAGGCGGACCTGGCCGCGCTCTAGCCCGTCGAGCGGGTACCGGCCCAGCATCGTGACTGTCGCGCTGCAGGTGTCGCCCGTCCAGCACGCCTCGGCCGCGTCCCACTCGCGG